CGTCAGTTGGCGGACGTTTACCCGTCAACGCGCATGGCCATTCTCGTTTCCACCTAGACGTTGCCGTTGACGCACATGGCCATTCAGTTGGGTGACATGCGGGAGAGGACGGGAGGGGCTGGGTGGACTGGAAAGAGTGACACGCCCAGTCCCCTGGTTTATGGCTATTGGTCCCCCCGGTTTATGGCCGGTTTATGGCTGGTTTATAGCTATCAGTCCCCTTTATAGCTATCAGTCCCCCGGCTCTACACAGTTCTATGGCTATCAGTTGGTTTGTCAGTCAGTTGGCTTATGAATAGTTCAGTCAGTTGTGTGTTACTTCTCTTCTTATCAGTGTTCTTCTATACGTTCTACTAGGGAACTGGGATGCTCTATGACGTAATTTCAGGGCTTTACGATATTCCCAGTTTCTTCCTTCTTTTCCCTTAGTCTTCTTGTTCTTTTAGTCTTTTGGGATTTGTTTAGTCTGGCGGGATTTTGTTCATCTAAACGGGGTTGTTTGGATTGGTGTGTTTAGTGGTGGTTTTGGTGAACGAATATAAACAGATGGTAAACAGTTGGGTGTTGTGATGAATTGTGGCTTAGTAGCCGCTTTCTTTGGCCATCTGTTTGTAGGCTTCGATGACTGCATTTATCTCTGCCTCTTTTTCCGGGTTTTCTTTGGTGGGCTTGTGCTGCTGTGATTGAATGGCATTAAGACTGGCGTTAAGCCTATCCTCAAGGTACTTGATGTGCCGGCCTTGTATTTCCATCTCCCAGTCCTTTCGTAAAAGGGCATTGTTGGCTGCTTTAAGGAGCTCCTGTTGTTTGTGGATTTCCTCGTCTCTGGCTCTGATGGCATCTTGGTAACTATCATCCCGAGCATCTGCGAACGCCTTTATTTTTTCGGCGTGGTCTTTTATTTTTTCGTTCTCTGACTGGGCCTCTTGGAGCTCAGTTTCTAATTCACAGAGCCTTTGGAGGATTCTGTCGAGTGATTTGGGTAGGCTGTGGGGAAGCAGGAGCACTTTGGTTGCGTAGTCTATTGCCCTCTGTATTGAGGTGATATCATCTTGGGTCATTGCACTATCTCCTGTTGGGCCGCATCATCCAGCGACACTCTCCATTCTTGCAAAAGTAGGCTGCACGCTCCCAGTTCGCCGCGTAAAGCTTCACCCTTTTATCCCTGATGTTCTTCTTGGAGAGATTGGCTTCCATCTCGGCTGGGATGAGCATGGTGACATCTACCATTATCTCTACGCTACTGCCACACTTGGGGCATTCCATTACTTCGCCTCCTTCAGGTACTCGTAGATTGCGTCTGCGAAATAAAGTCCTCCCGCAAGCACATAGGCCGTGTGACTTTCTGGGTGTGGTCATATCTACTTCATGCCAACACTCACCCATTGCCTCAGTAATGAATTTATCACGTTCGAGATTTGCCACTATAACTCTCCCTACACTGCCAGACGCCATTTGGCGTTGGATACAATGGCCTCTAGTGAGTCTTGCTTCTTCGGCATTGGATTCTTGTCCCTGCACTCCCCAGCTTCTATCGGCTCGAAGTGCTCTGGGGCTATCCAGAAACTTACTTTCCGACTATCTATAGCATTGTAAGTGTCATCGCTAGGGTCATAGTTGATGAGCTCTACCACTTCGCCGATATCAAAGCCATGCCCACACCTTCCATAATTGCCACTGAGAATTATCCTGACTTTATCGCCCACTTGGGGCTTCTTCACCTCAATCGCCTCGCAGCAGTTGTCATCGATAATCCACGAATCTCTGACATCAAGGTACTCTGCATGGTAGTATGGCGACCCGTCATCCTCCTTGACCCTGACCTTGACGATTCTTACCTCTTCGCCCACCTCAAATTCATGACCTTCGCCAAATCCCGTGGCGTGCTTGCCACCTACCGTGATACGGACGATATCGCCGACTTTGTGCCTCATGCCTCAGACCATCCTTTCCGGAGATAGCTTTGCCTAACGATGCCTTTCGCGAAGAAGGGATAGATGAGCCAACTGATGCCAAACGTGAAGATTGCAAGGAGGAAGCTGACCACAGCATGCGTCCAGATACCCTTGCTGGCGAAGTAGAGCGTGCCGAAGAGCAGACAGCATAGAAAGGGCGGCGTATTGACCTCTTCAACGTAACCATTCTGCGGGTTCTTGAAGCGCATCTTTGTTCCCACATCCTTCGTCAGAGTTTCCTTGAGTCCCATTGTTAATCCTCATTCCCATTTAGTTCTTGATTCGTCACAATGATGGCATCCCCGGCAATGTAGTCATTCGGGAAGCATCCAGTCTTCGTCCGGAGCAGTATCGTCGCTTTCGGGTTCACAGGGCTGAGTTATGTTAACTATGGCTATCATCACGGCACCCCGTCACTTTTATAAACCGGCTTGGCACTGGTTACGGTTATGCCAATGACTTGCCGGTCATCATCCTTTGAGGCTGAACGGGCCTCATTGATTTCCAGCTTGTATTTAAGATCGTGCTGGTATGCACCCATCAGGTGATTGTTTAACTGTTGCTGAAGACTTGATAATTGATTGATGTACTCTTCTTTGCTCACTGTACCTCCCGTATAACCAGCGTTACGACCTGCCGGAGCAGGTCAAACGCATGGCCGTTATCTTCTTTCTTCTGGAAACAGCCCGTTTTCATCCAGATCAATAGAACATTCCGAACAACAATGCTGATTTATTCCCAACAGAGTGACCGGCCCGAATGTCACCCATTTATCACCTTTTCCGCTGCCGTGGATAATTTGCCGAGCGCAGCAATCACAGGTTAATCGATTTCCCTCTTTCAAAATTGCCTCCGAAGATAACAATTCGCCGGAGCGGTCAAGCCGCTCACCTTAGTAACCGTTATCCCTACAACGTATCCAGTAGGGCGTGGATTGCGTCAATTGCGACTGCCTTATCTTTGGTCGACGCATCGCCAGACATCCGTATCATTGCCTCCATTTGTTCCAACTCCTCTTTGCCGTCAACCCCCACCAACCCGACCAGGGCGGAGCGGAGTTTTGCAATCGTTGTTTCGGCAGCGCGGAGTGGGTGCTTTTCGCAGACTTTGATATGGTCGGTTAGAACTTGCGAGCCGTGCGGAGGTGTCCCCTCGGGATAGGCCATACCACAGTAAACACAGGTCAGAGTGTTGCTCATAATCTCAATTCCTCCCTGCGGGCCACCCAAAAGGGATAACCCGCCTATCGACCGGAACATAAAGCCGTCCGGTCATCGGCTGGCCGTTATATCACTCTGGTTTTGTCGTCGGTGGTGCCGGAAGAGGCATCCAATGTGTGACAACATCCGCGCATGGCCCCCACTCGCTACCAGTTGGCCCGCTGTAAAGTTGCATGAAATCCGCTTTTACTGCTTCTGACCAACCCCAAGTTTTACGCTCAGCGTCAGAGATGAAATGATAGCTGGCTTGACTGACTCTATAACCTTGACCGGGATTGCATTCCTCATAAATAGAGTCGAACTCGGCTATCAATATCTGCACTCCGTATCGGCCCTCTGGTATCTCAGGTAGACGGTCGTTGACGCTTATCCATTCCATATCAACAGTCCTTTCGTGATATAACCCGCCTATAGACGCCGACTCCGCTTCGCTGCGCGGGTCATCGGCTAACCGTTATAATCAGATGAAGTCCTCGTTCCGTTCGAGCTCCTCATCATCCTCCACGGTAGCGAAGGCATCTTACACTGTCTTGAAGCGGCCAGCAACCCTTCCATTCCTGCGAAGGATGTAGCCATCACTCACCACTGAACAAACGCTTCTCATCTTAGAACTCCACTATTATAAATGACCGCCACGACGAGAAAGTTTATTATGCTTATGATGGCAAATACAAAAGCTGACAAATTTCTTTTCACCCTCACGCATAATATCGCATTAAGCATCCATAAGATGCCAACAACAAAAAAAAATACGCTTGCTATACCCATGCCATCACCTCCATTTTGGATATGCGGGACTGATTTACAGTCCCGCATAGAAACGCCCATTAGATGTGGCAGTCGACGACCGTGAGGCGGGCATCATCGGGGAGTTCATCGATGAGCTTGGCGAACTGGGAATTCCAGTCATCCTTGTCCTTCTCATTGGCGACGCAACACCACCATCCCATCTCGCCCCGCTCGTACCATTTGCCATCCTTGAGGATTGCGAATGTGCAGACTGCGCCATCGCGGGCTGTCTGGATGAATTTCTCGCGTGGGACGAGATAATCGCTGATGTCGGCGAAATAGCCGACAGTATCGGAGCACCCTTTGAACGCCACTGCGAGGGGCTGCTCATTGTAGAACTTCTGTGCTGCATCGATATCGCCGGGGAACATCTCATCCCTCGCCTTATCCCACGTGACGAAATCCTCGCGGGGGATGCCAGAAAGCTTCGCATCAACGGCATCCCAGCGGGACCCGGCCTCTTCGCCCGCCGCATCGCGCATAGCTTCGAAGTCGATGTCACCCTTGAGTGCCGAATCAGCATATCCGGGCTTCGCACGTTCGGTCATGATTCCAGCCGAGTCAACTTCACCTTTGGCACCCTCTTTAAGCTTGAAAACCCCAGTCCAGCGACCCCCGACTGTGTACCAGTCCCACTTACTGTTGGGGTTCTCCCAATAGCCGTACTTCCCGGTCTTCTCATCAAGCCTGTAGCCGGCGTACTCGGTCATGTACTTGTCGAAGGTGGGGTAAATCTCCTTGACCGGGACTTCAATAAGCTCGAAATCATCAAAGCCGATGTGGAGATACAACTCGCCGCCATCACAATACTTATGTCTGGGGAACTTCATGCTCCGCTCAAAATATGGTAGGGAGTTGAACTCCACAACCTCCTCGGGAGCAGCGACGCGATAGAAGATGTCCTCACCACCCTCATAAAGGTCTTCATCGCCCACCCGCTTATAGCGAGTTTCCGTATCATTCTCGTACCGTTCGCGATATTCCGGCTCAACATCATTGAACTCCATGAACTTCTCGGGACAATCGCCCATGTTGTTCTCTTGGAATGGCGCGAGTTGCTTCTTGATGTCTTCTCCGATTACCAAAACTGTGAAATGTGACATTACTCTCTCCTTTGTCGCGAATAAAGTTGGGACTGGGAGGAGCACTCCCAGTCCATTCGATTAAACCCTTACTTTCCTCCGAACCACGAGAGCCCGGAAGTGTGTGATGCCGATGCGCTCATTGCGCTCGTAGAACTCCTTCAAGTCCTTGAGTGCGAGCCAGAATTTTGACCATTGGGAAAACTTCTTCATCGGGGAGCCGGGAAATTGTACCATTACCAGATAGCGAGTCTTCCTGCGTGCCATAGCGTATCTCCTTCGTGATGCCTCGTGATGTACTTCATGATTCATTCTATCAAGTAGTTACTTCACTGTCACGAACGATTCGACACTTTAGGCTTAATTCTCGCCCGCTGCGATGGCTATCTCCTCATCAATCTCGTACATGAGCTGGTCGATGTCATTCTTGGAGAGCTTGCTCAAGCCGACCTTCTCCATAATGGAGATAAAGATTAACGTGGTTTTGCCAGAGAGAATCTTGAGTGTTTCTCGACCCTCCTCACAGGCGCTTCCAGTCTGCTCCAATTCCGCCGATACGGCTGATATCGTCTTGAGTAGCATGATGTTGAGCTCGACTGCCGAGATAAATGCGGATACCAGCTCCGCATGCCCCGCAGTCTCCGCCAGCTTTCGGGCGACAATCTTAATCTTCTCGTCGTCCAGCGTCGTGATGCCCTTTTCTTCCGTCATGTCACCTCTCCTCTCGCGTTAGTTGGGGGTGTAGGAAGTTCCCAACTCCATGTCCGTTTCGTACATCGCCCGATGACCATCTTCATCGCTGACACCAAATGCTTCGAAGATTTTATTGGAGAAGAGGATGTTCCTCTTCTCGGTTGCGAGCTTCAGGCAATTGATGCCATTCTGCGAAACTGCCCCATCCACCTCAAGCTCTGCTGACGCAGTAGCCACCATATCCGAGTAGGCTACGGCGACTTCGACAGCTCCGAGGAGCGCTGCCTCCAACCCCTCGCGAGTGGCTGTCTTGGCGAGATTCTTCGCCAGTGTGGTAATGGCCTTCTGTGAGTCTGTTTGGTACATAACTTCTCCTCTCTGTTGTTATTCGTCACCAGTGACGATGCGATTGATGAGATGTTGGATATCCGAGATGTCGTCGTAGTACCAGACATCAACCAGAAGCTTTACCAGCGCTGGGAACGTGCCTCGGAGCATCCAGAGCGTAGCGCCCTCGATGAGCTCGACGCCGTAGCTTGCCGCGAACTCCACGAACTCCGGGTCATCACAGCCCTGCGCCCAATCCTTTTCGATGTAGAGATGACACCTCTGAGCTGACTGACTGTACCCTTTGTAGGGTGATTTTATCGACTCCATGTGATATCTCCCTCCCCATGCCCTTAGTGCTCATCCTTCCATGATGATACTCTATCAAGTAGTTGATAGAATGTCACGGATTATTTGACACTAGATGCGCTTTCCCGCCCAAGTGATAGTCGTATAGGGCTTTCACTCCAAAAATCGCTCCTAGGCCCCGTAGCGTTCGCGGAGTCGATGGTTCTGGCGTGGGCGTAGCGCCACGATGTCGGACGCTCAAGACTCATCGACAACTTTGATGCGCTCGGCGTGCTCAATGACATCGAGAACACGATAACGTGTATTGCCGATATTTCCTCTGTAGACGTCGCCATGCTCATAGAGCGCGATGGCTTTAAGCAGTTGAGGGAGCGTTCCCCTGAGACGAAGCATTTTGTGATGATTGGGGCTTGGGCCCAAATCCTCGACCTTTACGCCCAGCGCATAAACATCGCGCAAAAACTCATCGAAAAGCGAATCCTCAACACACTCAAGTTCTATCTCAAACATCATTGCCAGCCTCCTTATGTTACTATCGCACTCAGTAGAGTCGCGTGACGCCGCACTTCTTGCAGGTCCGCTTGACCAAGCCCTCGATGTGGGACTCCTCAATCTCGCCGCCACAGGAACACTTCGTCCGATGCAGGTCGATGCAACCCTCATGCTTCGCGTAACCCCAGACCCTACGATTTCTTTTCATCATCTTGTCTCTCATTGTCTTTCTCCTCTGTTTTCGTGAAAGTTTTGAATGCTGCGTCAAGTGCTTTGACAACCATCTTCAGAAAGAATCCAGCTACAATCACAACCCAGAATACGATGATGAACAGCACTTTGAAGGGGTCCAATTAGAAGCCCCCTTCGTAGTCGCACTCATCATCGGAGGCACTCAGGAATTTGTTCATCGCACGCTGGATGCCTTTGCGAGCCTCCCGCTCAAGCTTCGCTGTCTCCCGCTCCGCAGCCCTTCTTGCATCGCGATATGGCTTGAGGATACGTTCCGACGATGCCTTGATGTATTTCAGCCGCTCTTCTTTCGTCATGCTCATAACGCCCTCCATCGTGAATCTTCGTGATGTGTAATGCTTATGAGAGAATTATATCAAGTAGTTACTTAATGGTCACGCACGATTAAGCCGCTTCGTCACTTTCCAGCCGCTTGCCCAGATAGTAGATGCCATCGAGAGTCTCCACAGCCTCACAGGTGACATCATCCTCCGCCATGATGACGCCAACAATAGGCTCCGACCTGATGAACTGTCCATTCTTGATGAACCCCTCGCTATCATCGTAGCCATTGCCGCAAATCCTCGCCCCATCAGTTCGCCAATTCTCAAGCCTGATTGTTCGTGGCATACTCACCTCACTCCGAGTCTGGGAATTCGATAGGTTTATAGATGTTCAAAAACACCTCTTCCTTCATTGACTCATTTGTAAAGATGTTCAAAAACACCTCTTCCTTCATTGACTCATTTGTAAAGATGCGTCTGGGAACTATCTCGTAAAGCACCCAGCCATCTTTCACATCTTTGACGCGAGCTATAACTTCAGGCCCTGCGAATGGATTGCCCTCTTCGCCAGAGCGAATGAGCCTATACTTTCCGCCCACAACAACACTTTTTACAGGAGTGTCCTGAAATATAATGTCTCTAAGTCGTTTAAGCGGATTCATACTCGCACCACCCCCAAGATGACAGCCATTGCCGCCATCGCCACAATGACTGCAATTACGAAGCCTAATCCAGATACGCTTCTACTTGCACAGACAACTCCGGCAAAAATCCAAACTCCTGCGATTGCGATGCCAGCACCTATCGTCATTTCAAGCCTCCTTGATTATCTCGAAGTTCTCGCGCTTGCCAATGCAGATGCGCGGGATTCTCTTGTCGCCATTGTGGTCGCTTATCCAATAATCACCATTGGAATCGGCGGGGTCATCATTCGTGTTGTAGAAACAACTCCTGCAAAGCGTCCCCTCCAAGCCACCAAACGTGAAGGAGGGGCTTGAGCGCTGGGCAATAAATCTCACCCTATCGCCGAGTTGTGGAGTTATCTTTGGAGTTCTCTCCACGCTGTCAGATGTCACGCTGTCAGATGTCACGCTGTCAGATGTCACGCTGTCATCGGCTAATCGCCACTTTGCAGTCATCGCTCACCTCCGCTTTGTAGAAGCGTCAAGGGCAATCCAGCGCCACACTTGTCCACAGTGCTCGCACTTGAAGCCGCCCTTGAGGTACTCCCCATCGCCCCTCGGGGCGATGGAGCCACACTTGTCGCAGATATCGTAGTGACGATACCGACACTTTCCTTCCGATTTGCCACACTTGGGGCAGATAGTATCACTCATGTCACACTCCTATTGAATGCCGGAAAGGTCGATGGGAGTCCAGGGCGCAACGTACTCCTCGATGCTGAGGAGGCGGAAGTTGGGGTCGGGCGCTGTGGCATGCCTGAAGCAGAACATGCCGTACTGCTCTGCTGAGATGATGAAGGTGAGGTCCCTGCCGAATTCAATATCATGCTGATACTGCTCCGAATCGACAATATCCTTCGCGTCCTTGAGTCCCAGTTGCGCAAGCTGCCGCAAGAACTTGATGTGGGGGATTTTGCCAGCTTCTACGGTGATATTCCTGAACGTAACCTTGAACTTCTTCATTGTTGCCCTCCTGATTGATTTGACCACAGATTAATGTGGGAATGAAGCCTCTGCCGTATACGACAAGAAAAGCGGGAGCTTACGCCCCCGCAACCTCAAGGATTGCTGCCGCAAGTGCAGCCGCGTGATTCGCATCGACGCCACGGAAGGGAGCGTGATTGACTTCCCCATTGGAGCGCCGGATGAGCGCTCCGACCTTGACCTTCGGAGCGCCGTCATCGTAGCTGTACTTCTCGACGACAAGCGTAGTGCTCTCGCTCACGTTGACATCCTTTGTGCAGATAGTTTTGTGAAGTTTTGCATCCCATGCCATGATTTCTTCCTCCCTCATGTATGATTTACTTACGAGATGATTCTATCAAGTAGTTACTTAATTGTCACGAATAAAAGAACATCATTTGTCACTTTGAGACGAAGCTCACTTCCAGCCCTCTTTCACCGCGTCGTGCATCCATTGCGGGGCGTCACTCTTCCAATCCGTGAAGCCACAACATGCAAGTTGCGCCTTTGCCCAAATCGGTATCTCTTCCGTAAACAAAACCTTTGGTGGCAGCGGGACGCCCAAATTTTCTTAGCTGAACGCCAATTTCTCATATCATGTGCCCATATTTTACGCAGCATTTTTACAGTTTTGCCCCTCAAATCACAACTCCAATTATGGTATGAAAATTAATCATGAAGACCCTCCTCTCTCAACTTCTCAATCAGACTGGGAATGGGCGTGATATTGTTGATGGCATGGAAGACATCCCAGACATCCTCATCAGCACCGGCAGGAACGCCAGTGGCATCGAGGTGGGGCAGAATCAGCATGAACGAGGCAGTAATCAACTCGGCTATGTTTTCGCTCAACTCTTCCATATCATTCGCTCCTCTTGTTCCATCCCGTCTTTTCTGCCGCAATCTCGGTACAGACAAAAACAGCCTTGTCGGTAGTGTAAACCCATGGCCCTTGCGCCCCACATGATGGGCAGTAAATATACGTAGGCCAACCCTCACGGTCTTTTGTACCCCTGCCAATGCCAAATTCTTTTTCATTTCCGCAAAATGGACATGGTTTTATCATTGGTTATGACTCCGATGAGTAGCCATCTCTAGCCCACCCACTCCCCTTGAGGATGATGCCGGATGTAAGGGCCACCCCACGCTTCATCCCCTTGCCACACTTCCCGCACTCGACTGGGGAATCCGCATTGCTGAACTTCCGAAACTCCTCGACCTCATTGCCACACTCACATTGATATACGTAGATTGGCACTTCGTAGCTCCTTCCGAGCAACAACCAGACTTTCAAAGCCGTCTGCGCTACGCTTGCAGTTTAATTCAACGAGTTATGATACTTGCCTATGGCTCGATTACCTGCGCTACAGCATCCATAGCGTCGAGCAATCCATAGTCACTGTAGAAACTTTCCGCATCGTGCTCAACGCCGTCAGCATCGCGGAAAAAACGAACATCCCTAATGTGTGTGACTTGGAGTTTGCCCACTACGCCAATTCGCATCATTCCTGTTTCAGCTTCAATGTCATTTACAGGCCATTCGTCACCGCCATAGAAATGGGCAATGAAAGGCTGCGGCAGGCTGTTTATATGGTCCATCCTTAGTAAATCCACGGTACCCCCCTCTATAGCCCGAACGCATAACCAAACGTTCGAGCCGTTGTGCGGCTCAACTCAAGCCGTTATAATCATCTTGGCTTATGGCCTGTCGGCCAGGGCTTCGCGGGCTATGTCCTGCATCATGACTGCCTGCTGATAGACATGCCCCGGCTCAAGAGTCCCCCGCGCAATCTTCTGCAAAGCCGCTCTCAGCCGGTCGCAATCGCTTGTCCCGTCGTTGTTCAGGAAGCATTTTGCTCCACGGCTTTTCCTGGCCTCCCTTGCTCTATGTATCTCATCGCAGATAGCGCAGTCGCAGGGCTGGTCGTGCTGTGCCAGCATCATGTTTTCAATGTCCCAAGGGTATTCACTCACGGTTCGCCCCGCATTTCCTGGAAAATACCGGCTGCTGCGGCAAACCACGCATTTTTGACGGCTCCCGGTAGGCTCTCCCAGATAGGCAGCGGATCGCCTGTTACGGCGCTTTTGCAGCCAGTGTATCCACAATATGCTTCGTAGCCTCGACGTGCGGCCCTCATGATTCGTTCCTGTCTCTCTGATAGTTCCATCGGTTCCTCCGGGTAGTTCACTATCTTAGCAGCTTCTTCCCGCTTATATCGCACAACAGCATCAGCCGCCAAGCGAAGACATTTCTCCAAGCCATCCTCCCGATTGTGCTTAAACCGCGTGATGACTTGACGATTGATTCTTACCTCGTAATCCTGCTCGCCCGTAGGCTTCGGCTCTTGGGAAACATTCACTATCGCAATCATTCCCCATCCCTCGCCCACTCAACCACTTCGGCACGAAAGGCATTCGGGAATTCAAGTCGCCATCTCCCCTCCCTAACCTCGGGGAAGATTTCCGCCACAGCAGTCCAGAGAATGTAGTGAGCCTCCTTATCCTGTCTTGCGGGAAGACCATAATATTCATCACTGAGTCTCCGGATTTCACGAACTCTCTCGGCAGGAATCTCAAGTCTCCTCAGCTCCCTCTTGGGAGCCTCTTCCTTCTTCCAAAACTTCCATTTCATGATTTAACACTCCTCTCTTTGTTTCCTATTCTGGGTGGTGGTTTTTGAATTCCCTATCCTTGAGGATGTTGATGACCTCTTCCACGTTGATGGGCGAGTAGTACATGCCGGGGGCATCCACCCCAACATCCATGCTTCTACCCCAAAGTCCGTATTGAGCATCGAGCATCCCGTGACTGTGGCCGTGGAGATGGAAGCTGCCGAAGTGTGACCTGGGCCATACGCGGTGTGCGTAGTGCGAGAGCCAGAATGTGTGCTCCCAGACTGTAAGCTGATACGCATCCTTGACCCAGATGAAGCCCTTTTCCCTAACATCTCTATAATCATGATTGCCCCGGATGAGGAAGTGCTGACCATTGAGCCGCCTGAGGAAGATTTCAGCATTGTTCCACGCAAAGTCGCCCAGATGATAAACCCTATCTCCGGACATCACGAATGAGTTGTGATTCTCAATTAGTTTCTCGTTCATCTCCTCGACGGAGCCGAAGGGACGATTCATGAGTCTGATTATCTTCGAGTGGCTGTAATGCTCGTCAGATGTAAACCAAACTGTATTCACGACAGAACCTCCTTGTTTATTGTCATTCCGAATAGCGCCACTTTGCTTTTTCGGCTATCTCCCTTAATCCCTCGGGAGCATCGGAAACGATACGCTTCACTGCGCAAATCGGTATTGGCATCTTAACGCCACGAACACGTATTTCGTAATCATTAAGCATCTCCACCTTCACGAGATTCCCGCACAGCGACTTCATATCGGGGGGGAAATAGGGTTGTGTGCCGGGAGTCACTATTCAGACATCATTATCGACGCCATACTCCTGCTCCAACTCATCCCACTCCTTGATGAGCACCGTATCTTGTGGCTTTATCTCCATTGTCGCTCCTTCCGCTTCATGATTATCGTGAAATCATTCTATCAAGCAGTTACTTAATTGTCGAGCAATAAGAAACTGCAATGGTTCATTTCCCACCACAATCCGCAAGCCACCGCCTGTACTCGCAGATGCCAATATGGTCATTGGAGCGGAACCTCCTGCGCATAAACTTCTTGATTTCCATAACCTCGGAACGAGACAACTCAAGAAGCGAGAAGTAGCGATGCTTGTCATCTGGAAAGAGGAACTCCCCAGTCGGGTCATGATAGATATCGCCGACCTTTAGGAAACAGTGCTCGACTGGGATGACACTATGCCAGTAGCCAAGAACGTAACGAACATCATCCCGACGCCGCAGTGCATCCATCGCCTCCCACGTATTGTGGTAGCAGGCTTTGGGATAAACATCATACATTATCCTGCGCCTGAGCGATGGCTCCATTAGCACTACGGAAACCTCCTTGACATCATCGGGGTTTCCGTAGCCAAGCGCCACCGATAGACGCACGCAGTCGAGGATATCATCCCCAGTCTTCCCGACCCTCTCTGCTATCTCGTGAATGTTCATTTGTGCATTCCTTGAATGGTGGCATCAACTCCAACAAGAGCTCCACGCCTTACCGCACACTCCCAATATCCTGCCCACAGGATGAATGTTTGCCCATGATATTCGCCATTATCCCTGCGCCGAATATCAAAGTGACATCGTATTGCGAAGTCCTCGAACTCATTTCGTAGCTCTTGAATGGTCATCTCCGCCTCACATATTCCAATCCAACATCTCGTAGCCATAGTATAAGCCTAACTCGACGTATTCCGGAATACCAACAACCCCATCTTCTTCATGTGGGTGGGGCAATCTCCTCTTCCCAACCGGGCAGAATGGATATTCCCCATTAGGTTCCCTGATGGCATACTCCCATTCGTCCTCTATCAATCGGTGCGGGCATGCCGTAATGACAAGCTCATGACCATCGGGGTAGTAGTAGTGCGCAACCTTGAATTCTCTCATGCTGCCACCTTTCCGTCCACTTCATTCTTGTCATCGCGGACTTTGATGAATGTCGGGAATCGGAGCTTCCCGCCGCTCGTTTCCTCCTGATAGGAGACTTCGATAATGCCGGGGAGCGCAGTTCTCCAAGCTCCACTGGTGTCGCGAAATGCGAACTCCTCCCGCTCTTGGTCGGTAAAACCACTTCCGACATTGACACGCTTACCCTTATACTCTACAACTAGAGCGCCAAGACGACCCTCATGCTTCCCTACACCTACGTACCAGTCTACAACCGGGAGGTCGAGGGTATGGAACTCCTTCACCTTACACCACTGGGATGAACGCTTATGCTCATATGTGCCGTATGCACTTTTAAGGACAAGACCCTCATATCCCTTAGCGATTACCGCATCCCGCAACTCGTGGATTGTTACGATGGAAACGTGGGTTGGTTGAGGTGTTGTTGTGAGGCCATAAACCTTCATAAAATCGTAGAGGAGGGCTTGCGTAAGGAGGGCAATCTTGCCATTTGTGGCAAAAATCTGGCGGCTGGAGCCCTTGAGTTTTGCAAAGCCATTGCAGAGATAGCGTAGTCTCCCGTAAAGGGAGGTCTCCATGCTGTATGGCGTCATGTTGAAGCAATCGAAAATCATGAACTGAAGCTTCCCATTGTCCACATTGTATTTCCGATGCACCTGCATCATGAGCTTCTGGAACTTCTTGTCCTCAGATATCACCTCGCCATCATATACAATGAATGCCGCATCCATCGCATCTGCCAGCTTCAAGAGGTCTTCGTTGAAGCAGTCGAAATTCCGAAACTGCTTCCAGTTGCGACTATAATAATGAACGGTGCGCTCGACAGCATCGACATACGCCGCACAACGAACACCATCAAGCTTGCAGCCAGCGATGATTTGATTGGCCGTATAGCGCTTGAGGAACTTCCCAAGGTCATCATCGCATGTCATGAGGTCTATTGCGGTGCTCACAGGGATGCCTCCATTTCTTCGAGCCTCTTCACCAGCGGGACAAGCTCATCCCACTGAGCCTTAGTCAGCATCCGGAGTGAGGCGAATATTGGATAGCCATTGATGGCTTCGGGAAGAGCGGCATCGTAATACTCGTAGACATGGATGACTTCATCATCCACCATCTTCTTCGCATCCTCCTCTGCTATGAATACGAGGGGCATGAAGATGGCTCTCAGCAATGCTTCATCCCCCTTCTGAATCTGCCACGACCCGAAGACCGCATTGCGATGGATATCCTTTGCAAGTTGCTTGAGGTCGGTCGTCTTCTCAGCCATCACTCTCCTCCTGCCGCTCTTTCGCATTATCAAAGATTTGCAAGAACTTATTGCCATCAATGTGAGTATCTACACATACCATTGTGTAGTCTTTGCCACGATAAACCCACTTCGGCAGGAACCGCTGGGTGTAGATTTCGTTGGAGTAGCCATCCTCCTTAGTTCCATCGAAGAGGTTCTTTTCTTCCCTGGCAAACTTAACCTCGTCGCCGGGGCCCTCCCCGGTCAGGTGCCAGTAATACTCTCTAGCATCGTCAATCGGAATCACTCGCCAATCTTCAACATAGCCAAAGTAGTCGAAAATCTCCTTCCGCAAAGCAAAGTATTGGTCAAGTATTTTCATTTTTGCCACCCTTCTCTGTCATTTCTTGTAGTTTCTCAATCACTCCCGGCTCCACAAAGACCATCGGGAAACCCACGGGAGCCTCGGTATTGAAGACCCGATTGAAAGCGGGACGCCGCAGATGGGCAATATTCCCTGTCCGATTGGCATCCTCCTGTTTGAGCATCTTGGCTCCTGCCGGAGCCGTAGCCTCCACCAGCGCGATGAAGCCATCATCAAAGAGCTTCTGGTGCTCCTCACACAAGCCCCATCCAGTAACCGTATGATGCTCGAACTTCTTGCACAGCCTCTTGTCGATGAGGAGGCTTCCCGTGTCATACTGCTTCCCGCAGACCTGACACACCATCTGCTCCAATGTGACGTATGATTTATCGCTCATGACTCACCACCCGTAGATTTCTGCATCTGGGAATGCCTTGCGCTTGATTTCCTCCCAAGCCTCCCAGCCGCGCTCATTGAGGAAATCCCCAAAGACCTTGGAGTTCCTCCCGTTCCAGCCAGCCCACTTATCGCCCATGATGCTCTGAAGGTCACTCCCCGTGAACGTGATGCTCTCGTCGAATTTCCCGTCATCATCCACAAAGAGGTCGGGGGCAATCTCGAAATAGAGCTTCTGCATGTCGTCAATTATCTCTTGGTCGGTCATCATTCCTCCTAGTGGTTGGTGGAGCAATTGGCTTCCGCTACAGCCCTTTGCTCCTCAAGCTTGCCAACAAAAGATGCCATCATTGCAAGTTTCTTGGCGATATCGCGCGGAACAACCATGTAATTGTAGCCCTCTTTGCCAATCAGGAGTGAGGCGGCGATGATGGGGTCAGGAGTTCTTTCGCGACCCGGAATGAAGAGTGATGTCAGGACTTGCGCACCGCCGCCAGAATCCTGAGACACGACAAAGCTCATAATGAAGGGGATGCTGTAGCGTTCGGCAATCTTGCCGAGGGCATCAACGTGGGACTCCATCTCGGAGCGGTAGATGCTCGTCATGTCATACGATTCGTGTTCAATCTTCTTAGTCTTCTCTTTCATTGTTCCCTCCGTGATGTTTTGTGTGCTGAAACGAAAAAAGGTGGGGTTGACCGAAGCCAACCCCACTCTCAGCTATTCAGTTTTGGCAGCAGCCTTCTTCACCTTGCGCGGCACTACGCGCCCACACACGGAGCAGACCCAGACCGCTACGCCACCACCATCAGTAGTGCTATACCACTTGACAATCTTCCCGCAGACTGCGCAGTTATCGTGCGCTGCCCGGATGATAGGAGTGCCGAACCCCGATTGCTCGGGAACCTTCTGTGCGGGAGCACGCGGCGTCTTCGGCTTCTCCTCTTTCGGAGTGGCAGCAGCCGGAGCGCCCACATCCTTCAGCTTCAACCCCCTCCCCTTCTTGGGAGTCTCTTCCTTCTTCGGCTCCTCTGCGGCTGCGGGTGCAGCAGAAGCCCCATCCGGAGTATCGCCGAGCGCTTCGGCGATTGCCGCATTGATTGCAGCCATATCCACTTCGGGAACTTCGTGCGCTACTTCAGACATTCTCCACTTGCCATTCTTCATTTTGACTCTCCTTTCGTGATTTCTCTTTATCAATCATCTTGATGGATTCACTATACATTAAGTAGTTACTTTAGTCAAAGTAATTATGACTGATTCTCGCTTTTTTCAACACTTGCATCCTTGGTGGGTGGTCCAATCGGCTTCTTGCGTCGCCCCACAATCATCGGTTTGCTTGGTGTGAACTTCTGCCACGTTTCGCCCCGCAGATAGCGGATAACGTAGCCATAGCTACAGCCGAAACGCTCTGCCAGCGCATCATAATCCTGCCCCAGCTCGTCAAGCGCTTTCTGGAACTCCACTGGGTCAATGAACTTCGACTGAATGTGCGTAGCGCCCTTCTTCTTCCCGCCCCGCCCCTTCATCGCCATATCAATCATGTTGAGACGATTGGAGCCGAGGAACAGATGATTCGGGTTGACGCACGGCGGATTATCACAAGAATGACAGACGAGCATCCCCTTCGGGATTGGTCCCTTGTAGTGCATATAAGAAAGGCGATGGGCGAGCCATTTCTCACCCTTCACCTTCACCAAGCCATATCCCTTGGGATTGCGCGTCCCTTGGAATTCCCAGCACCCCGTCTTCTCGTTGACAATGACTGGGAGTGTGCGTTCCCTCTTCTCCTCTGCCATCTCTTCTACTCCCTCGTCTTAATCGCAACCCATCCGGCGAAGTTCAGATTTCGCCAGAAGCAATCCACGTGACGGAAGCCAGCGCCCCGCAGAAGCTCCTCGTTCCAATGTGCCGTGACCGGGACGAGGACACCTTCGAGCGAGAGCCGCTTCCGGTCGATATCCTCCTGCGAATAGCCATTTGCCCGCTTTTTCTCGTAGTACGCATCCACCATCAGCGAATCCAACTCCGCCGTAGCGCCAAGAACCTTCTCGACCAGGATGAGTGCGCCACCCAACTCCATGTTGCGGTAGATGTCGAGCAGTATCCGCTGGCGATGCTCTATTGGCGTGAATTGAAGCGTCAGGATGCTCATGACGAGCGAAGAGCCCCGCCCCTCCCAGCCATTCATCGGATTGACCGGAAGGGGATATTCACGCCGCAAATCAAGGGTTTGGATATCCACGACGGGATTTGCATCAGGGTGACACAAATGACCGTAGCGAGCTTTTGCAGCTTCAGCCATAGGGGAAGATACTTCCACCCCGATAAAGCGATTTGCGGTGCCGTAGCGCTCCACGAATGGCGCAAGCGCTTCGCCCCTGCTACAGCCCAAATCGATGATGAAGGTTCCCGGCTGCACGTAGCGGGAGCCAACATTGAAACACATCTCTCGCATATTGTGGTAATCGGGTATCGAGCGTTCCAGCATATTGTCGAAACAGGCTGTGACCTCTGCGTCGAACTCCCACTTCTCGCCCGGAATCACAGAATCAACTCTCATATCTCCGCCACCCATTACAGCCTCCCATTGGCGAAATCATTGTAGATGGTAATCATATCCTTCGCCCCCTTCAGATTGTACGGCGTGTCGAGGAGCTTCTCGTGGGTCTTCTTGAGCCCACTGTTAATCTGGTAGCTGTCATGCTTCCTGTAGAAGTTCCCCTTGGCGTACATCTCCTTGAAGGCGGCTGCGGAGGGATACTTCTCGACGGGACGATGGAGGGAGCGAATCGGGAACTGAAGGAACCACTCTTCCATCTCTGGGAACTTGTAGAAGTCGGTATTGGTAATCCCGAATTCCGTATCGCCCCAGAGGATGATATTCGCCGCACTGAACTTGATATCATCCGACCACACCTTGCGCCACGGGATGATGGCCGCCTCGCCGAATTGCTGTTGCGCCACATTCACCTTGCGCTGATTGCAGTACAGGTCATCCCCGCCCAAGCCATTGAGGATGAGCGTATCGCCCCGCTCTGCCATTGCCGGATAGATATAGAGCCACGGGTGCATGCACTGCACGACCGTCTTCTTAATCGTGTGGCAGTGGTTGATGTACTGCCGGATATCCCCAGCAATGGCGTCAGGGTCGCTGGGAAGCGTCAGCTCGACGAGCTCAAGGCCAAAGTGCTTGCACAGGTTGCGCGAGGAGAGGAGGTCAGTGGAGACAATCCCATCGACATGGAACGTGTAACACCGAGGCTTCCTCCCCATCGCCAACATCGAGAAGAGTATCGTCACGCTATCCGTGCCACCGGAGAGTGCAAGCGCCGCATTTCTATTGGGGTCAATCTGCTCAATCCGCTTCAGGCAGAGGTTGCGGAAAGCTCCAATGTCTGAGTCCGTGATTGAGTGGCGCATCCTTTCGTATATGGCCAACTCTTCCTTTGTAGCAACCATCTCTTTCAAAGCCATCTCAACCCCCAATTGCCACTACGACATCCGCAAGCGCAATGCCATAGAGATAGACCGCAGGGACTTTATCCGAGACAGGAAGCTTTTCCAGCATCTCAATCGGGAAGACTACACTCAGCTCCCCCTTGTCCCACGGGAATTCGTGAGGGGCAGCATGGAGAAGTTGTGTCGGATGGTCGCTGAATGTGCCACATTCCTTGCGGAAGGATTCGCCGAAGATGTAGCCCCCATCTTGAGAGATGAAAAGCCTCGGTCCCTTGAGTTGTTCATACTCAAGGATGTCGCATTCACTGACAGTATTTGTGCAGGAGATGACGATATCGCACTTGCGTAGCGGCTCGTAACCATTATCCCTGCTTGCGACCTCGACGTTGCCATACTCGATGAACTTATCGTAATTACGGGCGGGGAAACTGGGGTGCCCACAAATGACGAATTTCCGGATGCCAAAAAGTTCAAAGAACACTTGTGCAGTCTTGATGTTCGTCCTACCGTTCCCGATGAAGCCCACCCTCGTTTCGCTGTTGAGAGCAGACCGACCGAGGTAGAACTCTGCGGAGAGTGCCGCCATCATGCCGCAGCGCAACCGTGTCAGGTCGGCACTCTCCACAATCATCGCAGTCCCGTCAGGCTTATAGACAGTGGTGTATGAGGTCGTATTCCCAGTCTTCTCATCGACCCGGATGACCTTGGCTCCACAAGTCCCATCAGAGAGCTTTGCCGCCATGACATTGACAAAGAGCTCCGGAACATCCTCTTGTGCGTACTTCAACACAAGGGATTGCTTAGACGGATTGCTCTTCAAGAAAGAAGAGCCGTTTGTGGCGGCTCTCAGATACTCATACTTCAACTTATCGTATATCCTTTGAATCATATCCACCATCCCAATAACTTGCCGAGAGCCCACACAAGCCACACAACCAAGCCGAATATAACCGAGCCTATCATGGCGAACATCATCTCAAGGGCATTCCCCAAGAATCCTGAACTTGAGACTCTATTGGCCTCTTGAAACAAGAGGAATGACGTAATGAGGGAGACTGCCAGCGGAATCATCCAAGAGTTGATTTCTATCATTATCATAGTTTCCTCAATATGCCATTGAGCACAGACAAGCCAATCTCCCTTGCCATCAGTGGCGGCACTGAGCGTCCACAGCGTTCCCATTGTTGGGCCTCATTTCCAGTCAAGATGAAGTCATCTGGGAAGGAGCAGAGGCGCTTCACTTCCGGAATCATCAGCTTCCGCTTATCGCCCGCCTTATCCATCACGTAGCCATTGGCGCTCATGTATGCCGAGTAGAGCAGTCGATGTCCATCTGCGGGTACAGTCCCGTAGGGCTCATCTGCTGATTTCCATCTGTCGAAGTAGCCCCCGGCACGATACCACTCAAGGTCAGCAATTGCCTCCCTGAGAGAGTAGCGATACGGGAAGGGTTGAGGATGAACAGGAGATACGCCCCGCTCATCGACCAAATCATTCCGCACCCCAACGAATATAACCCGCAGTCTTGTCTGGGGAACACCAAGCCACTCTGCATTGAGGAGCTTCGCCTCTACGGAGTAGCCGCAATCCTTGAGCGCCTTGAGAATCATCAGGAAGTAGCCCTTTGCAGCGCCCTTCACCAAGCCGGAGACATTCTCCGCGATGAACACCTTGGGTTGAAGCCCCTTCAGTATCCGGACGTACTCGAAGAAGAGGTCATCTACGACCTGTTCCTTTCCATCAGAATAGTTCTTCGTCTTCCCCCAACCCTTCTCGCGCTTCCCAGCCGTGGAGAATGCGGAACATGGAGGGGAGCCATCGAAGATGTCAAGCTCCCCTACTTTGAGTCCCGTCGCCGCCAGAATCTCCTCGGGTTTAATCGTCCGGATATCCCGCGTGTCAAGGATGCTATTCGGGTGATTCGCCTTGTATGTGTCTTGGGCTGCTTCGACAAACTCGTTTGCCCAAAGCACCCTAAAACCAGCCATACGATACCCAAGGCAACTACCTCCACCGCCAGAAAACGTAGAAACAACATTAAATCCATTCCACGGTATCGCACGTATCTCCTCCATCGTTGGTATCGTATATGGAGGCTTTACAACTCCACTCTCCTGCGCCATCCTCTTGTCCTCTTCCGGGTCATACTCCCCTATCTGCACCCACCCGCTATCCCCCGGCTTCAGGGGTCCATTTGCAAGTATCGTCGTGGATGGCAAATGTGGCGACTGCCATCGTGGTTTGTAGCTGACGTTCGTTCCCACCCCCACAACACCGACAATCTTGCTCATTCTAGCGTCCCGCGTTCCCTTGCGTAACGCATGTAGCGGAGGACTTTCGCCTTCTTCTCCTCGATGTGTCGGTCATTCACTTTGATGACCACATCGCACTCCTCGCTCAGAAGTTCAATCACGGCAATCGGGTCATTGATTTCCTCATTGAGCCGCTCGATGTTGGATTTCTCCTCATATGTGTCGTTAAGGCCGAAGCGGAGAGACTTACTCGCTATCTGGGAAATCTCGGCGCACTCCTCGGAGATGCATGTTACTATGTGTTCCAATTTGTCCATCAGTCCATCCTCCAATTCCAATTCAGCGCAACACCATATCGTACGCCTACTGTTTACTTTCGTTTTGCCAAGCGCTCCAAGCGCCTGAGATATGATGCCTGCTCCCTATTCTGCGGAATCGGGAGTTGCATCACCAGATTATTGAAGCCGCCAAGCGTGAATTTCGGCGTAGGGAGGTAGTTCATGGACTCACATCCCTGTAAGTATTTCCGCGCTTAACATCTGAAATCTTAGAAAATGACATTCCGTAATCTCCCGCAATTTGTTTTAGCGTCCTAGTATCACGGCGAATAGACCTAACCTGCTCATCTGTGAGCTTCCGCTTCTTTCTGGCAAACTCTCTATTCTGCTCTGGTGTGAAATGATATGTTGGTTGCTGTAGTCCAGCATCAAAAGCATGCTTAACATTCTCTCCGCGAGTACACCATTCTAGATTGTCGGCGCTATTATTCTGTTTATTGCCGTCCTTGTGGTTCACTTCAGGCTTGTTGTCGGGGTTGTCGCAAAATGCTTTCGCAACCATTCTGGCAATAGCCATTGTTGTGCGAACATTGCTGCCATCGCCACGAAACAAAACTACTGAAAGATAACCATCGCGATTTCTTCTTGGCTTAGCAATTTGCCATCCTTGTGATACACAAAAGAGGCTACCCTTCCCATATTGCTCACCTTATACGGAAGCCCATCGATATCTTTCCACACCTCTTCCATGATGCTAATTCCCCCTAGGACGGCCACTCCAAGCGTAGCCACACTTAGGACAGCAGTAGTCAGTCTCTATTGCCTCGTCGAATGTCTTGAATTCTGTGGGCGGGGCAGCGGGGCGTGCTGGCTCAAACCCACCGAAGGCACCCTCTGCGATGCTGTCATCGATGCCATCAAGCTCCTTGATTTCAATCTCGTCGAAACCAGCAAGCTCAACATCGAAATCGCCATCATTCAGCTCAGAGAGCAAGCTCCCCAATTTGTCGAAGTCCCACGAGCCACTGATTCTATTAAGCGCAAGATTTAGGGCTTTCTCGCGCTTTTCGCTCGGCTCACTGATGATGATGGTAGGGATTTCCGTCCACCCCAGCGCTCTTGCCGCAGTGAGTCGCTGATGACCGCCAACAACCTTTGCGTTACCCTTGACGATTGCAGTTGCGGTATTGGCAAGCACCGGCTGCACGCAGCCAAATTCCTGCAACCCCTTCTTCAACTTCTCCAACTCTGATGCCGAGATACTCCTCGGGTTGTAGTCAGCGAGCTCAAGGTTCGCCGTAGGGAACATGACAATCTTCATCTCTTTGGACATCTCAAAACCACTCATGTAAATAACTCCTTTTCCTAAAGCTTCTCGCCAAACTGACGATATACCTATTTATACGATTGGCGAAAATTTGCGCCGCATCAAATCGAGGAAACTCCTTGAACTATCTACCAAATCTTCCAACGTGCCATTGTTTTCTACGATGATATCGTAGCTGTAATTCTCCACGTTTGAGTCAGCGTGGTTGGAGAATTCTTCAAGTCCATCTCTGCGAACGAGAAGCGTCAGGGCATCTGGGAAGCGCTTGCAGAACTTCGCAATTTCCTCCGGCTCCCGAATCATCACAAAAATAATGGGCCAATGCCACTCGCGACATATTTTGTCAATCCGCAATGCCATATTATTCATGGGACCATCGTACTCGCGGGTTGCCATATCCTTCAGGTCGGAAAGGAATTGCCTCCCACGCTCATCCTTTACTCCATCCCAGCCAAGATGACGGGCAGCGAGCTTCACTTCATCGACCGAGGAAATCACCGCGCAATGGCCATTATAATTTGCGGCAACGCTGCTTGCGAAATAATCCTTACCAGCACGTGCACGACCATTTATGACAACCAAAATTCTATTATTTTGTATAACCATTGTTTTACTCTCCAAAACTGCACATTTCGCAAATGCCTATGAATCAAGACTTAAATATTAAAATACTATTGACACATTTAAGCAATTGCTATATAGTTTATTCGTCAAATGCAACACGCTATTTTTAATCAAATGACAACCGATAGTAGCGCTCCTGTTCGCCAATTCGCTACTAACCTAGAAAGGAGAGAGCGAGGAATGATGAGTGATTTTAATGGCAGTGTTACAATGAGGTGTGCGGCGTCTGACATCATTTCGACCGATGATTTCACCCCAGTAAAAGACTTGGGGGCATTCGTCAAAAAATCCAAGGACAAGATTACCCTCGCGGTGCCGACACCAGAGAATTCAGTGTTAATCGAATTCCACCTGATGTGATGGGAAAGGGGCGGGAGTTATCCCGCCCCTCCTTTTAGACGCCCTTCTCCATCTTCCGCATATCGACGAACTTCCTATCCCGCCACTCATTCTGCTTGCCGGGATTCCACGCCGACACTCTCCGATAGTACCCGCACACTCTCGCAAATACACCACTCGTAAGCACCTTCAAATAAACACCCCCTTTATCGTGGAATCTGGGACGCACTCGAATTCCCACTCGCCCGGAGCGAGAGTTTCCGCTATCGAATGCGCCGCACTGACTATATCCAGCGGAACCGTATCCGCCACGTAGCGAATCTGCCTCCGCTTGCATGGACTGTAGTAGCGAATGGCATCCTGAACCTTCATCAGATACTCCCCAGTCGTCATGTCTACAACCGTAGGGGATTTGAGCGATAAAACTACCGACTCAAACCCAGTGGGCCACTCGGGAAGCACCAAGCCATTTGTATGAATGCCAAGTGGGAGATTGCCGAAGCGCTCCACGAGGCTGCGGAAGTGCGGGTTGGAGGTGGGCTCACCACCAGAAAACACGACACCCAAGCCCCCAAGGAACGATGTGGCAAGTGGCTTGATGAAGGCTTCCGCCTGACTTGCGGAGATATTCCCCTTCCCCATCACGACATCGCGATTGTGACACCACGGACAACAAACATTGCAGCCCGTGAGATAGAGTGTCACCGCGTAGCGACCTGGGAAATCGAGGAATCCCGTCATTAGCCCATATATTGGCTTACTCTCCCGTGACATCTCTCTTCTCCTGCGCCTCAACCTTTACCAATCCATTTGGCATGAAGACGACGCTCTTCAGAAAATACCTGTCCATTGCAACCTCTGTGAGGAGAAAATTCAGAACGGATATCTGGTCCTCTTTGAGGAACTCCCTCTCTATCGTGACTGAATCATCCATTACGCAAAGCCCTCCCGCACAAGCTCCGGCCTACGCTCCGCAAGCGCCGTGAGCTCCTCGTCCGTATGCTCATTGGGGCATACTGCATGTGCGCCCGGAATGCGACCACATATCTCGCACATGGAGTACACTGCGGTCATGCTGAAGTATGGCAGCTTCGTGTTCTCGCAGATGAAGCGAACTGCATCCTCCACTTGCTTGGGCGTCATGCTCTCCCCAAGGTAGAAGTGAACCACCGTGCCACCGCTGGGAATGGTCTGTAGGCTATTTTGCGTCCGGAACACCGCATTGAGGTCGTCTTGATACTCGACGGGGATGTGGCAGCTATTTGTGAAGTACGGCGATTTCTTCAAGCCCCGATGCGGAATATCGGGGAAGATTTTAAGCGCCTTCTTTGCCAGCTTGTAGGTGGCACTCTCTGCTGGCGTAGCTTCGAGATTGAAGAGTTTCCCGGTCTGCTCCGTGAATTCGCCTACCTTCCCTGCCATGAAATCAAGGATGGACTCTCCGAATACCAAGCCATCCTCGGAGAGGAGGGAATCTTCTCTGCCAAGAAGAATCTGGACACATTCCCAAAGCCCGATAAATCCGACTGTAGTGAAGAACGTATCGAACCCTCGCCCAAAATTGGACTTGGCCATGGGAAAGAAGCCCCGCTTGAAGTGGTCGATTACCACCTCACGCTTCCATAGCTGCTCATCCCGTATCTCCTCCATAGTCTCCGTGATGAGCTGGAAGAACTCTTTGATTGCAAGCTGCTTATCCTTCCCAGTCCGTTCCATCGCCCTCATTGCGACGAAGGGAAGGGAGATGGTAACGACCTGAAGCGAGCCAGTCTGGTCAGCGTGCCCAAATAGTCCGCCGACATGCTTCTGGATTTCCTTCTTATCAATCATGAGTCTGCAACACATCGAGCGAACATCGTCGGGATTGATTTTCTGTCCACCACTCTCCCCATTGATAAAGTTCTGGAAGTAGGGCGTGCCGTATTTCGCAGTAAGCTCGAAAATCTTATCCTTGATGGGCTGGTCGAAGAAGTCCTCCGTGACATTTATCGTCAGGATGGGGAATGTGAAGCCATTCCCCTGCCCATCCCCCTCAATGAAGCAGTCAAGGATGGCATTCACAATCATCCCCTGCCACCCCTGCATCTCCCCGTACGTCTTCCCTTCCGCATCCGGATAGCCGAGCTCATGGAGTGGCCTCCCAGCAACGAGGATTGCTGAGTTCTTCAGGTCGCTGGGGCAGGTGATGGCGAGCGTGATATTGGTGAAAGGCGTCTGCGAGCCCCATCTGCTATTGAAGTTCAAATGGAACATCATCTCTTGGATACATTGTTTCACTTCACGTTTCGTAAGCGTGAGTGCAATTGCCGTATCAGCGCCAGAAGCCAGATAGTCGAGATATGCCTTGTACGCATAAGGGGCAAGATGGACATCCACCTCATTGAACGCCTGTGCGCCCGCGAATTCATTGGACATTGCGCCCACGAAATTGATGATATGATTTATCGCAGTCCGCAGATGCTTCGCGGGTCTGCTCACTGACATGGCAGATGTGATTCCGCCAGCCAGAAGCGTGGGGAGTGAATTCCCGGCGCAATACGGCGTGGCGTGCGATAGCGAAAGGTCATGGATGTGGACCTCGCCATCCTTGTGCTTCTGGGCGAGATTGTCAAACCCCGCCTGCTCTATTCTGAAGATGTTATCCCTGCCGAGACATTCCCCGCCCACAGCCATGAGGAGTCCATTGGGGGTCCACATGCAGTTCGCATTCTCGCTTGAGACATCACCTTTCTGTAGATACTCGTCTACGATGGGGTTCACTGTTACTCGTACATCAATGGGCATCTGTCACGCTCTCCTCGGCTCTTGTGTTGGTGTGTGCTCTACTCCGTGACACACGAGGACTTCTGTAGCGAGAAGCCTCTGTATCTTGTCGTGCGAATTGTCGATGACATACTTCGCCAAATCGACCGCACTCATCTCATTCCAGTTCATATCTGCGCCCTCAATCTCCGGATGTTCTGCGCGTACAATCTAGCCTGCTTTCCTGCGCCATTGTAGCGCTCGACACCCTTCCAGAAATTCCCCTTGGAGGCCGCTATCTTTCTGTCCAGCACTGCCTCCGCCTCATTTGCACTCACCCTGATGCTCTTGGGATTCTTACCCCTGGGCCAATCGAGAATCTGGAATGCCGAACGCTCGCCATCCCTCCCCACTACCCCAGTCCTGAAGCCACTCTCTCTGGCCGCAATTGCGGCAAGCGTCTTCGGGTATTTCGTCTCGGCCAACACCATCCCGAACTCAAGAGCGATATCCCGCTCCACGCCGTACTTCAGTGCGAATCTGGCAATGCTCCTGATATCCTTATTCTGGGGGATGACCTCGATAATCCCGGCTTTATTCAGCGTCACATGGTCGATGTCACTCTTGATGCTGAAATCGCCACAACCCGCAATCTTCGGAATTATCATTCCAATCAGGCATGATGCGATAATGAGTTTCTTCATGAATACCTCCATCAATTAAGTATTTACTTGGTTATTTCGTGCCGGTATGACCAAAACCGCCAGCACCCCTTTCAGTCTCATCAAGCTCCTCGACTTCAAGGAGGATTGCTTGAAGGACGGGAGCTATCACGCCCTGCGCGATACGCATCCCCTCAGTAATTTCAATAGGCGCTGTCCCGCGATTCGTGACGATGATTTTCACTTCGCCCCGATAATCGCTGTCAATCGTTCCCGGTGCATTCTTAATGGAAAGCTCCGTTTTGAGGCTCAAGCCGCTTCTGGGACGAATCTGCATCTCGAAGCCAGCCGGAACCGCAAATGCAAGCCCAGTTCCCACAAGCTTAGTCTCTCCGGGTCGAAGCAGGAAGTCATCCTCAATCGAAGCGAGGTCAAACCCCGCAGCCTTGCAAGTCTTGTATGCCGGAATCTTTGCGCGGGAATTGACCCGCTTGACACTCACAACAAGTGAAAACATTTATTCTCCTTTCTCTGCGTCCAAAAAGTAACATTCGCGCTTACCGCCATCTCGCCGCGTTCCACAAAGGCGACAAGGTATCTCGTCAATTTCAGTTTTGTAAAAGTGGCAACGGGGGCATGTGTGATTATGATGTCCAGACTCTTGGAATTTTCCACATGCCATGATTACTCTCCTGTCTCCGCATCCAAGAAGCAACAGCCATCACTTCTTTCAAAACAGGAAATGCATGGCTCCTCCGAAATTTGAGTGTCCATAAAATGACAATCAGAACATAGGTGGCTTTGATGACCATTAAGTACGCCAACACTCACCATTTTCCCACATGCCATACTCCCTCCCTTCATAATTCATCATGATTTCCTACATCATACATTAAGTAGTTACTTAATGTCAAAGCCTATTTGACCATCTCAATGCCCCTTGCCTACCATTGATGCTATTATTGACGCAATTGCCAGAACATCCAAAATGTTTCCCTATGTCATCATACGACATGCCAGAAATCCTCATTTTTGCCGCCTCTTCTATTTGACCCAGTGACAACTTAGAGCGTTTCAAGGCCAATATTGCAGGATTCATCAACCCCGTATCAAAGGCGTGCTTTACATTTTCTCCATGATTGCACCACTCAAGATTATCAGCACGATTATTTCGTTTATTGCCATCTTTATGATTTACCTCAAGTTTGCCATCTGGATTTGAGACAAAGACCGTCGCAACCAACCTGTGTACTGCGCGTTGAATCTTTGTGCCACTCTTCATAAAGTTTATGTAGTGATATCCCTTTGAATTATAGCCTCCTTTCAATTTGGACACCCTGCCACGCTCACCCCTATAGTTCAGGGAAAATACTTCACCCATTGCATTTACAGCATAGCCGGGAAACTCCTCTAATTCATGCAAGTCTTCCATCCATGCCCCCAAACATACGAACAATATTCCCATTGCTTAATGCGAGATATGCCCCCACACTATCAGCAATATGTTCAAAATGCCCCAGTTGTTCTGGAAACAATTCTGCGCCCCTTCCAGCAAATCTATTCTTAATCATGGTCATTATTTCATGCTTCGTCGCACTTCGATAACCACAGACTGCAATTTTTACTTCTGTTGGACTACACCACTCGCAGGGAATGCTGAGTATCGCCGCCACGGATGCTACCACTGCGGTCGCCATGTTCATCATCACCATCGCCTTTGCCGATTGCGCTCCGCCGCTGGGAAGCTCGCCCACGATTCCCTTGATGTCATGGCGCTTAATGATTTCCGCCAGCGCTGATGCGATGACTGTGGAGCGGGAGTAGTAGTCATCGGCAGTCCTGGTCGTCTTCTTCGCCGATTTCTCCGTGATGATTGTCCCGCAGTCAATCACTTCACCCTTCTTGATTACCGACCAGCCGAATGCGCGAAAGCCTACATCGCATGCCAAAATGCACATTTAACCCTCCTACGCGCTATAGCTGTCAAAGCTCAGATTGAACTCCTTCAGGACTTGACAAACCTTCTCAACCCTGCCACCCCGCTCGCCATTCAGCGTAGCGATTGCGATAAGTTGCTTTCTCATTGGCCTCGGAGCCTCAACATTTTTGTCATACATAAATGCGTTCAAGATGATACCTCACTTTCCTAATGTAGTTTTCCCACCCTTTTTTACAACCTTCATGCGCGAACTCACGATATCCCTGATTGCCGGATTGTGCGTGATGATGAACGGATGCTCAATATTGGAGGCAAAGCGTTTGCAGAGCTCCACGGCATTCTCCGCAGCCGCATCATCAAGCGACTCAAATGGCTCATCAAGGAAGAGGATATTGAGACTTCCACTCGACATCGCCCTACAAAGGGAGTTGAAGCCGAGCGAAATTGCGAAGTTCACGAATTGCCGCTCGCCACCACTATTCCCCTTGTAATCCCCAGCGCCATCCTCCGTAGTGACCTTGATGCTGAACTTGTCACGATACTCGCCGCTCTTCAGCTTGCTTATCGTCGATATCTCGATGGCAATCGCGGGATTGAGGACATTCATGTACTCGGAGACAATCCGATTGAGTTCCGGAGTGATATTGTCGAGGACGTAGCTCTTCAAGCCTCCATTGCCAAGAATCTCCTCCAACATCATTGTGGTTTCAAGAGTCTCCTCCAACTCCTTCAATTCGCGCTCAAGACCCTTCCGCGCAGCCGTATCGGTAGACGCCTTCTTCGTGAGCTGCTCTATCTCCTCGCCATTGCCCCGCTTCTGTCCCTTGATACTCGCGATTTGCGCCTGTACGTTAATTATACGATTGGCGTAATTCTCAATCTCAGTTTCGAGCATGGCGAGATGGCGACGCTCCACTGCAAGCTCCGCCGCATGCTTCTCGATGCTGGCGTATTTCTCGCCCTCTTTTGCCAGAGCTTCCAATTTTGACTTCTGAGCCTCTTGCTCATTCAGCGCAAGGGTGAGTGAGGCTTTCGCTGCCTCACGAGCTTCTAGGGCAACTCTCGTCTCTTCTGCGGCCGATTCCACATGCGCCTTTACGCTTGATTCATCCAGTGGGCGGAGACACTTGTCACAATCCTTCGGAACCGACTTCAACGCAGCCACCGTCTTGTTGAGCGCTGTCGATAGCTGGGAGACACGCTCATTCCAGAGCGCCACATTCATCTTTGCCGCATCGAAGGCCTTCCTGACCTCCCCCAACTCCTCCTGAAACTTCTGCATCGCCCCGGATGCCTTCGTGATGAGTGCGGAAGCCTTATCTATCGCAACACGCTTTTGTGCAAGCTCTGTTTCCTTTTGTTTCTTCTGAGCCTCCGCATCTGCGACATCCTGCTCGTACTGGGCAATCATTCGCTGGGCAGCATCCTCCACATCCTTGTCGGCTCGCTTCAGCGTGGCAATCTTGTCAAAGGTGAAATCAATCTCCCGCGCAAGAGTCTCTATCTGGGACTGCACGCTGGCTACCTTCGCATTGAGCTCACCACGACGCTCTTTCGTGCGCTTGAGGGAGTCCGCAAAGAAGCCTAGCCCGAGGGATTGCTCGAAAACTTCCTTGAGCTCAGAGTCGGTCAGTGCCGCAAAATCCTTGATATCACCCTGTCCGAAATTCGCCACCTTGGAGAAGGTAAGCTCTCCCATGCCGACGAGCGAATCAAGAATAGCCTGCGTATCCTTGATGGTTCCCTGTGTCCTGTCATCGGGACCGACAGTGAGATGGAGCCCCGATGGGTAGAGGGAATGCTTCCTCGCTCGCGTGACAATCACATCGTCGAATTGGAGCGTTACGGCGCAATCCTTCCCAACAGAGCGATTGATGACATCATCACCATTGAGTCCACGCTTTGTCTTCCCGAAGAGACACCAGAATATCGCCTCGTAGAGCGATGACTTCCCGGCCCCATTGCTATTGGCGGTCGGAGAATCGCTGTTCACACCCTCAATAAGGGTGAGCCCCGTGTAATTCTCGAAATCGACCTCCATTTCGCCAATGGAGAGGAAGTTCTCAATAATCACTCTTCTGATTCGCACAATGCCTCCTGCCTCTGCTCCATCCGTGAGAAATACTCGTCCATCTCCCGATTGACCTCATCCACTATCTCCTGTGGAATCTCTGGTGACTTCCCGCTCCGCTCCCACTCATCCAGCTCGTTGTATAGCTGGGTCAGCTTGCCGGGGATGTCCGGATATGGCAGAAAAGACATCGCGTATCTATCGTAGTTGAGCACTGCCTCCCTGACAGTGGAAAGACCACAAACCGCAGCCATCCTCATCGCCCCATCCAATACGCTCATGACATTATCCTTTCGTATTCCTTGAGTATCTTAGTCTTGAAGGGTGCCAGCTTCGGCATGATATCGATGTAGTCCGAAATCATCTGCGCTGGCGTCGTGATTTTGATTGTCTCCGTCTTCGCTTTGGAGAACTCCCTGACAAGCTGAATCGTGATTGATTCTGCACCATAGTCGGTACAGAGTGCCTTCGCAGTAGCCGCGTCCTTTGCAGACTTGGAGACTATCCTGATGAAGTTCCCCTTTACCTCAGATGGAGAGGGCAGCATCACCTTCCCATTGGCGGTGATATCAATCGTCAGGAATTTCGGATGACGAACCTCATGGAGAGCCACGCCAGCATCACTCCTGATAAGCACGCCCCGAGTGGAGCCCTCATCCCCGAAATCAAGCTGCGTCATGGAGCCTATCTGGGCTATCCTCCCATTGATGGCTGGGGAGTGATAGTGGCCGGCATAGATTTCGCCGCTGAAATTTTCCGCAAGCCACTTGGCACTCAGTCCGGTGTCGGGCATCCCGGCCATTGGCTTGAAGTCATCGATACCCTGATGGCACACGATGATATCGACGCTCCCATCGTATGCCTTGACGAGCTTCTTGAATGTTTCGATGTCATGCGTGTAAGGGATGAACGCAATGCGATGCCCACCCACGAGCGTATTGGTCGGCTCCTTGAACACCGTGACAGCCCCCAGCAATCCGGAAAGCGAATCTACCGATGTTGCCCATTCTGCGGAGGAGCCCTCCATGTCATGATTGCCGGGGATAATCCAAAAGCGATGCCCACGCCCAATCAGACGCTTCAGCATCGTGATTGTCGATGTAAGCGTAGAGGGACGGAGCGCTCCCCGAACGTGGAAGATGTCGCCCGCGAGGATGATGTCCATCGCCTCATTCTGTTTGGCTATGGCGCACACATTGGCAAGGGCGTGCATGGCAAAATGGACCCTGGAATTCCAGAGTCCATCGAGGAGCCGTGAGTGAGCCTTGTATGCGTGGATATGCAGGTCGGCTGCAAAAGCCAATGGAAGTTTCTGTGTCATTACACCACCTTTTCGCACGTTTCGATGAATTCCCCGAGGTTATCGGCAACCATCCACTTGCTCAATTCCACAAACTGCTGAAGTCCGTGGTCGAATTCCAGATACCGCGCATTCATCGCAAAACGCATGGAGCTCATGTAGTAAGTCTTCTTCGTTTCCGATTCGTGAATAGCGAATATCCGCACGCCACAAACATTGAGGAGCTTCACGAGTTCAGCATCAATGCCCCACGATGCAGAGCCACGCTTCTTCGCTTCCGCTACGGTGGGTGCGCCGCCTCGATATAGATGTTTGCTCTGCTTGCGATATGAGAGATAGGTATTCCCTATCTTCACACCCACCTTCCTGCCATTGTGGATTATGTCTTCAGATTTCATAAATAACCTCCATTAGGATGCCTTCGCCAACTTCACCTTCTCTGCATCAAGGACTGATTTGAGGAGCGCATCGTACTTCGCCTTATCAGCCTTGAGCTCTTTCTCAAGGACGGAGCGGTACTTCTTCGAGCCATCGGGAAGCTGAATGTACGCACCAGCCCTCGTCAAAAGCTCCTCGTCAAGAAGAGCATCGATAAGTGTTGACGCGAGATTGACACCTTCTATGAAGGAGCCATCGTACTCAGCCTCAGAGAAAGGGGGAGCAACCTTATTCTTGACGACTTGTGCTATCACCCGCTGACCGATGATGCTATCGTCGTAGCCCTTGATTTTATCGCCCTTACGAAGCTTGATGCGGACGGAAGCGTAGAACTTCAGCGCCCTGCCACCCGGAGTACTCTCCTTATCGCCATACATTACGCCGGGATTATCACGCACCTGATTGAGGAAAATGAGCGTGATGTTGCTCTTGTTCACAAGGGCGGCGAGCTTCTTCAGACTGGGGGAGAGGAGGGCGGCGAGTGAGAGCTTCGTCTTCATATTGCTCTCGTCATAATCGGCTTCCAGCTCCGCTTTCGTCATCATCGACGCCACGGAATCCACGACAATCGTGATGGGCTTCTTTGCATCGTACTTCCGGGCAAGCTCCACGACCTTTTCAATAATCTGGAAGCCCTCCTCTGCGGTATCCGGCTGCCGATACACCCACTTTTCTGGAGCATCAGCCAATCCCAGCGCTTTCGCCCGATTGAGCGAGAAGGCATGTTCGTAATCAAGAAATACCGCAAGCCCGCCCCGCTCCTGCGTACTCTTCAGCGCAAAGGTCGAGATGAGTGTCTTCCCAGAAGATTCGCCGCCATAGATTTCAATGATGCGACCGACTGGGAAGCCTCTATCGTACTTTCCGCCAATCGCCTTATTAAGCTGAAGAACCCCTGTATCGAGCCAATCGGACACATCCTGTATCTCTGTATTATTGCCAATCGACTTATAGAGGTCTGTAATGAAATCACTCATGAATGTCTCCTGCGGAAAAAGGGTGGCTTTCGCCACCCTTCTCGTTGTCCGATTAAACGCTTACTTCATGGAGCCAAGCGCAGCTTGGATGGCGGCTTCGATGTCATCTGCGGGAGCCGCAGACGCATCAGTTTCCCACGGAGGAGTCTCTTCGCCCACATTCACCACGCCGAGGGGAACCTCATTCACAATCTCCGTAGCGGGGCGTGGAGTGGTGGCAGTGGAAGCCGTCACATCATCATCTTCCCTGCGGGGGGCGCCGATGCTGGCATTGAGTGATTCGATGTACTCCTGCGCAAACCGGCGCTTCTCCTCGAAGGACTTGATTTGGGCAATCGTAAAGCTCGGCCCACGAGTGAATTCCGGAATCCAGTATGTAACAGTGCCCTTCTTCGCCTTCTTGGAGGAGAGGAGCGTGATAAAGGTGAAGGTGGGAACCGTGATGAACTTACTCCCCTGCTTGACCTTGACCATCTCTTCGATGTACTCCGCGAAAGGCATGTAGCCGGAGCCCTTCAGGTACGCCACGCACTCAACGAGCTTATCGTCTTCCGTGAGCGCCAGTCCGAAGACAACCTTCTGAGCTTGACAGCGCGGGTCGATTCCATCCGCCCGATAGGAGCAGGTCTTGCCGCACTTCTGCTTGTAATTGGAGCCGAAGACCGTATCGCCCTGCATGTGGAGCGGCGAATTGCAGTTCTTCGTAGTGTCGTCCTCAACGTAGTACGCATAGCGATTGCGTACTGCGAGAACGACGAGCCCCTTGACCTTGACACCCTCTTCGATGATGGCATCACCCTTCTTCCGCTGACCGAGCACCCACGTTCCCTGCGGATACGTCGAATCGCTGTCGTAATTAATCTTGAGAACAGGCAGGGACTTCACATCGGAAACATCCTCCGCAGATGTCATCCCGGCCACTTCGCGTAGAAAATCGTCATTGAGTGCAAGTTCTTTAGCCATTTACTTCTCCTTTTTGTTTACGTGATGTGCGGACTATGCCGCTTCCTTTACCGATGTCGACGTGAGTCCTTCGATTTCCGACCGCTGATTGATGGCGATGCGAATCAGAAGGTCTTTGCGCATGTACCATGCTTCCTTGAGAGCCTTGATGGTTTCCTTCTGCGCCCGGATGATGTTGAGATTCTTCGCCGAGGACTGATACTTCTCATTGAGAAGCAACTGCGCCTCGACAATCTTCTCAGTTGCTTTCTGGCCCTTTGCATCAAGCTCGACTCTGATTTCGCCATCCAATTGGGCGCAGAGTGTGTCATGCTGAAGCTTCGCGGCAAGGTACTTCGCCTCCAACTCCACGGATTTCTCTGCAACGAACAGAAAGTTCGATGCTTGGGTGCAAAGCTCCTCATCAAGCTTTGTTTGGTCGATTTCCAGATTCCGCAATTTCGTCATATCGCTCATGATGTTCACCTCCTCTCTATCGTGTAGTTGCTTAATGTCATCATGATTTAATCCACTTTCCGCGCATCATCTGCAATCACTATACATTAAGTAGTTGATTAAGTCAATATAAAAGCGAGCCATGAAGCGCTTTTTTCTCAGGAATTCTCTTGGCACTGCGAACGAGCGTACAGTCATTGATACCAATGCCAACAAGCTCCAAGGGAATAGCTCTAAGACATCTGGGGCAGGTGATTCTGAGGACATCACTGTACGACTTATCTGCCGCCAATTTTACGCCACACTCACACGCTACTTCTGTTGAAAAGAACATTTCTTACTCCTCGATGGCCCACTCATGCTTGGGGTCTGGAACGAAACACATGGCGACTCTGAAATCATAACCATCCATCATGCCCCTTCCATCACTTATCATGTTGTGACAAACACCCTCAAATGCCTTCACAAGCCAGCCGCCAGGAATCTTAGCCCTGACATGATAATCGTCAATCTGCTCCCACTTCATACCCATACGTTCACCTCACTTGAAGATTCCACCGAGCGTCTGAATTGCCGCCCTGAACTTATCCATATTCTCGCCACCCTCGCTGAAGAATGCGAACTGCGGGGAGCAGGAGAATAGAACGTAACAGCCGAACTGCTTGCTGTATATCACCTGACCTTGCAGGGATGACATCTTCGCCTTCTTATCCCCTGTGAAGAGATGCACAAGGCTTGAAGCGAAGCAGACGATTATTTTCGGCCCCACTGCTACTATCTCCTGACGGAGATAATCGGTGCATTTCCCCTCGCATTCTTTTGTTGGTTGTGCTGGGGAACCCTTGGGGTCGAAGAAGCACTTGACGGGGGATGTGTAGTAGATATCCCTTGCCAGAATCCCAACCTCCTTCAGCTCAGTGACGAGAAACTTTGTGCTATCCGCCGTCAGATGCTTGTACTCCCGCTTCACCGGGTTGTTGATTATCATGATACTCGGCTTCGCAGTGTTCTGTGGGAATACTGGCATGAGGTATTTCCGCTTCGCAGTTGAAGCACAAACCGCACTATTGGTGAGAATCGACTTCAACTCCGCGAGATTGAGATTCCCACCACCCTTCGCCAGCTTTGGCGTATTGTTGTACGTGGGGAGCAGTTCGGAGAAATTCTTGACACGCTCCTCTTCCCTGTCCTCCCGCACGCCCAGAGATTCAAAGCCACCAGCACGGACAAGAGCTCCATGAACTCTCGAATTGCACTGACGCTTCTGGACGCGGGAGAGAAAATCAGCCTCAGAGAGAAATGCACCATCGGAGCGAGCCCTGAGAATCTCCTCAACAGCCTTTGTGCCTATCCCCTTCACGATGCCCAGCGGAGGCACTATTGCGCCATCCTCGTCAATCACATACTCATCTGTTGATAGGTTGACATCTGGCAACCTAATCCTGATTCCGCACCGCTCCGCTTCGCGGGAAAGAAGCGTTATCCGCTCATCCGAGCTGTTCCCCAGTTGTGCGGCAAAGAATTCGGCTGGGAAGTGGGCCTTGAGATACATCGACCAGAAGGAGAGCATTGTGTATGCCACTGCATGCGACTTATTGAAGGAGTAAGCGGCGAATTCCGCCATCTTGTCGAAGAGGGATGAAGCAGCATTGGCATCTATCCCATTCACCACGCAGCCATCCACGAAGCCAGCACGATGCTTCTCGAACTCATCCTTGCCGAGCTTCTTGCCGATAATCTTTCTCATCTTGTCAGCGCCAGCCCATGAGAAGCCGCCGAGCTGAACGAATATCTGCATGATTTGCTCTTGGTAGACGAGGATTCCCTTCGTTGGTCCAAGGATAGGCTTGAGAAGCGGAGTCTCATAATACTCATACTCATCGCCCTTCGCGATACGGACGTACTGGGCAGTCTGCCCGGAATTGAGCGAGCCCGGACGGAAGAGCGCTGTCGTATCAGTCGCCATATCAAAAGTGGAGCACTCGATGCCACGAAGAAGCGACTGCATGCCACAGTTATGCACAACTACACCATTTGCCACAAATGATGGTGAATTCCCCTCCATCTGAATATCATAAACATCATCTTCTCCATCCTCCTCTATAGAGAGGACTTCGCTCCACTCAATGTCGCAGCCGTCATTCAAGTCTTGAACTCGGTTTCTAATCGCTATATTTGAGCACCCAAACTTGTCTGAAATCTTCGCAATATTGGGCTCCTCAAAATACTCCAGCCTCACCAACTCTGGGTCGATATCACTCCGAAAACAAGAGTTGTCTTTTCCTGCCTGCAACTCTGACATCTTCTTTTTTGTCTCCTTAGAGTGGCACACTTTGCTCTCCCACATGCCATTATTGCCGCGCCTTCCTGCTACGCTTCGCATACGCTCAATAGTTTTCTGACTACACTTTCTTCCCCTATGAACCTTAGAGGCCCTTTCTGCATTTTCAACCTTATGGATGTCAATATGCTCGTCGACGCCAAGAAGTGTCAAATTTGACAAAGAATCGTCAGATTTATCCCGATTATTGTGGTGAATTACACAATTTTCAGGAATGGAGCTTAAACCATGCGCACAACAATATACAAAATGCGACCTAAACATCCTATCCTTGCCAAATCGCTCTATCAAGTGGGCATCACTCATAGTCGAAAACCTCACATACCACCGACCATTCTTCGCTTGATACTCAATCACAACTTCCTCCTTATCGTAAGGATTTCATCACCCTCCTTAACATCCTTCAATTTTACCCACCCTGCGCCCCTTACATAAACTGGATGCTCCTCTGTGAGCCTAAGCTCCTTGCCATTTTTCGTCTTCAGCTTAAAGACCTTCTGCACCCCAGAGTAAACAACCTTCTTTACCCTGCCCTTCTTTATCACCATTGACGATTCATCTAGGCAGCGAATAGATTTATAGACATTTTTCACATAAAGGTCTTTAAGCTTAACCCCATCAACAATCGCATCGCCAGAGATACAGTTCTCGAACTGGAACACCCCGACACCCTCACCCCTGCGGAAGAGCTCAAGCGTCTTCTGGTCGTCGAGCGGGATTGATGTGAAGTCGATATCCACGCCACGACGAACCTTGATGATATCCCTCGCCTTGGAGAGGATGGAGAGTGTCGATAGTCCGAGAATATCAACCTTCAGGAGTCCGAATTTCTCAGCCACATTCTTATCCCAGTTGATTGTCTCGCTATCGCCATGCTTCTCAATGGCACCCGTATTTACGAGGGGCTCGGAGGAGATGACCAAGCCGCATGCGTGAGTCCCGAGACTGCGAATCGTCCCGTTTATCTTGAAGACCTGCTCCATCAGAGCGGCATTATCCGCCTTGAATTTCGCAAGCTCCGGAACCTTCTCAAAGGATTCGACATCCTCTATCTGCTTGGAGAGCATGTTTACGGTCAGGAGGTTGACATCATAGACCTTGGCGACATCGCGGAAAGCCCCGGCAATCTGCATGGCGTTGAATGTCCCTATCCGCCCCACCTTATCATCGCCATACTTCGCCTTGATGTATGCGAAAACCTCATCCCTGCGATTGTCCGCGAAATCTACGTCGATATCAGGGAGGTCAATCCGCTCCGGGTTCAGGAATCGCTCAAAATATAGTCCGAAACGAATTGGGTCAACTTGTGTAATACCCATGAGATAACACACAAGGGAGCCAGCAGCAGAACCACGACCAGGACCAACCATAATTCCATTGGCACGCGACCAATTGATGATGTCCTCAACAATAAGAAAATAGCGAATAAAACCAAGCTTATTGATAACGCCAATTTCATAGACAAGACGCTCCCTGTATTCCTGATTCACCTTCCCTGTTGCCACAATCAGCTTATTCCAGCCATCCATCACCTTCTGCTGAAAGACTGCGGCATCATCTGGATAGAGGCTGGGAAGCTTCACCTCGAACTTGGGCATCTCGACATTTATCTTGTTGGCAAGCTCAATGGTGTTTGCTATTGCGGAGATGGTGTGTGACGAGTGGATACCGACGCTCTGGCATGCGGAAATCATCTCTGCGCCATCCCTCATGTAGAAGGCGTCACTCCCGAACTTCCAGCGGTTCGGGTCTTTGAGCGTGGAGCCACTCTGGATGGCGAGGAGTATTTCGTGGGTGAAGGAGTCTTCCCGGCGAACGTAATGCGCATCATTGGTTGCTATCAGCTTGATGACGTACTTCTGGGACATCTCAATCGCACGATTATTGGCGATGCTCTGGATATCCTGCCCATCCTCCGATATTACGTTTGGCATTATCTCAAGGTAGAGGTCTTCCCCGTAGACGGAGGATAGCTTCACAACCCTATCCTCGTAGTCATCGCACATGAGCGGCCCAACGGTACATGCAGTGCCGATACAACACTCCTCGAACTGCATCGCCTGCTCCCACGTAAGCCGTGGACGATGGTAGAATTGCTTGTTTGCGGCGGTAAGCTGGGAAAGGATGTTTTGAACACCCTTCCAGCTTTTCGCCCAGACCGTGAGGTGAATCCTGCGCTCCCCCTTCTTCCCCTCTACATCATCAACAACGTAGAATTCGCAGCCGGGGATTGGCTTGATTCCCGCCTTCTCGCATTCCGCAAACAGCTCGGGGAGCGAGGATATCGAGCCGTGGTCCGTGACTGCGACAGCGGGAGAACCAATCTCGACTGCACGCTTCACAATCTCATCGACCTTCCCCAGGCCATCGAGCGTCGAATAATGCGAATGGAGGTGGAGATGAACAAATGGAATCATTTCAGCCTCCACCGCGCATTGTCCTTAATGCGTTCCAAAGCTGTCTTGTCATCATCGCTGACAGCAGGCTTCCCCCTCTGCTTTCGCGGTGGTTTCGGTGGAGGTGGCTCGTCAGCCCATATATCAGGCTTCTGGTTGGTGAGCGGATTTGCCTCAATCCCAACTCCCTTGTTATACCATTCTCTCGCGGCTATCGTAATGGGCAGTGTCTTATGGATGTCACGATAGTACCTGAGGAATGTCATTGCGATATCATCGTGATGAACACGCTCTGCCTCCGCGATATGCTTGCACCTGATGCGCTTTCGAGTCCATGCGACACAGGAGCATTGCCCAACGCCATCAGGTGCAAATGAAACCGTATAGTGCCGTGAACTTGAACTTGATGATGCGATGCTGTATCGTGCTACGTATTTGCTCATTCAGTAAGCCTCCATCGTGCCTTTAGCTTTATCTCTTCGAGTGGCGATTTCTTTGGCTTTGGAGGAGGAGGCTTTACTTCAGGCTCGATGCTTCTGTTGATGTCGGAATCCCGCCCCGAGACATTGCAATCGTGGCATTTGAATATCCACCCCCCAGTCGCATCTTCGCGTCTGCCAAATGCCACAGCTCCCACAGGGAGGCTTACACCACACTCGCTACACGACTTCCCCCACTTCATCGTCAATCTCACCCATTCCATGCCGTCCCCTCCCTTCTCTTCGTCGTGATTTCTTCGCCTATCCTCGTAATAGAACGTAACGCAGCCTTCAAAATCCTCGATGCTATAATCGGAGCCATTGCGGAGCGCATTGACTGCGTACACAAAAGCGTCGAGCTTATCATCCTCGCCCATCACTTCTTCCACGTGATAGCAGAGCCATCGAATTCCATGATGCCACTTGCAACGAGATTCTTGATGACCGCTGCCGAAGCTTTCCCCGCAACCACATCGCTCATGCCGAATTCGACCATGATGCGAACCACGCCATCGAGCGTCGAGGGCTTATCCTTGGTGATGCGCTTCACTGCTTTCACCCAGACTGAATCTGCGGAATCATCCTCTTTCTTCTCGACAACTTTCTTCTCACCAAGCTCCTCAAGCTCGGAATCGACAGCTTCTTCTGCCTCTTCTGCCCACATGGAGCGTTCTTCCATCACAAGCCGCTCATCGATGTACTCGGGGCAGATATCGCCCAGCTCACACTTAGCGCAGCCATCAGCGCCATCCATCTTCAAACCAAAGCACGACTTATCAGCGATATAGCGCTCCAACTCGTGAATGCGAACTTCAAGCTTTGAGAGATTGTCTTCCTTTTTTGGTGGGGTCATAACAGCATCCTCCTTTCGTGATTCATATTAAGTATTTACTTTATTTTCTGACAATAGGCAAGTGATTTCTTAACCTTACCACGAATCTTTTTAACCATATTCTTAACCTCAGTGTAGGAATATCCGTGGACTTCGGATATCGCTCTCTGGACTTTGCCAAGATAGACCCGCTGGGAACAGCCATCAGGTATGCGCTCGACAATCTCCTCCGTGGGGGAAATCAACTCGCGCATAACCTCCCTTTCCTTTGCCGAGAGGGAGGCGAAGACCTCCTTTATCGTCGAAACGACATCCACAGTCTGAATCCCGTACAGCCCACTCCCCTGCTCTGTCGGGCGGTGCGCTGCCCCGCACTTGGCGTCGTAAATCAGCTTGTTGCGAATATCCAGAAACCTATTATTTATGGCCGAGATAACATACGTTTCAAATTTGGCATTACGACCATCAGAGTCACGAAACATCTTGTACGCTTTAGCCAAGATGAGGAAGAACTCCCCTTCAAGGTCTTCCTTCTCAATCCACAAGCCCATCGCCCGAAGGGAGCGATGGTGAATATCGGCATAGCTTTTCACAAGTTTACTGTGATTCGCATCAAACATGATTCCTCCTACGCCCGGATTGCCCAGACTCTCTGCAAGCACTCACCGACGAACTTCTTATCCTCGCCAGAGCACTTATTGACATAGCTCATGCGGTATGCAGTTCCCACATCCCCGAAATCGACAATCTTCTCTGCCACGTTGATTATGGTGCGTGTGGACATCGTGACGCGAATCTCCTCTTTGATAAACGCCTCACGAACCAATCGGGCGAATTCCGTGAGTTTATTGAGGATGTCACTATCATCGATGCCCGTCTTAGACTTGATGATGCTTTGCTCAACGGATGCGCTGGGATACGTTACGTGCTCGACGATTTTGAATCGGTCGAGTTGCGCAAAGTTCTGAGGCTGAGTACCATTGTAGAGTCCAGTCTCATCCCCCATCCCCAAGGTGTTCGCAGTGCAGAAGAGTCGGAAGTTCTCGTGCGGCTCGATGATTTCCCCAGTCTCCGCAATGGTCAGCTTCCCGTCATCCTCAAGGACAGCTTGAAGCGTCATTGCAACGCCAGGATTGGCAGTATCCCATTCATCGACAATTTGAATCGCTCCGGTCTTCATGGCGATAGGGAGGATGCCGTACTGGAACACCATATCCTTGCCACGGAGCACCCACTGCCCTACGAAATCAGCCCGCGTCACATCCGTATCGCAGTTGATGCGGAAGAAGGGGCGATTGAGGCGTGCCGCAATCTGCGTGATGATGGAGGATTTGCCGCTTCCCGTGGGTCCGGTAAGGAGAACCGGATTATTCCGGTTCACTATGGCATAGAGGCATGAGGCAAGAAGCTTCTTGTCGAAGTGGTACGCGTCGTCAATCTTCGGCGTCGTATTGTGGGGCGCTGAGAACATCATGATGTCATCAACGCTCCCAAAGGGAGAACATCCAAACAGGCGCTTGATGCTCCCGATAATGGGAGACTGCTGATTTTGGGAAATAAGCTCCTTACGCCGCTCCTCACCAATCTTCGACATGATGGGAGAGCTGGGATACTTGGCGGCGTAATCATCGATGGTCATCTCGGGATGTGCGCTCTTCAGGTGCGCTTCGATGAAGTGAGCCTCCTCGCCACAAATTTCACACTTAACTCTCTGATAGTCCTTCATGATTCCCCCTTTCGCGTGATTTTTCACTACTATACATTAAGTAGTTGATTAAGTCAATGAGTATATGACTTGATTTCCAGCATTTAGACATGGAGTATCCGCTTCAACTCCTTCAACATCTTTTCCGGAAGCTCCCGCGCATTATCGACTAGGATATGGTTCTTGTAGAATTTCCTTACCACGCGTGACATGAAGCCGATGCCAATCAGCTCCACCGGAGTAGCCTCGATTGATTCGCAGACCTTCTTGAGATAAGCGCCCCCGTCACTCCTGCGAGCGCAGGAATCGCCGCAGGGAGCGCCATCGGAGAGGACGAAGATGATTTTGCGCGACTCTTTGCGCCGGATGATTCTATTGAAGGCAATCATTAAACTCTCGCCATCGTAATTGTTGCGCTTTTGGATTTTATTCCAGCTAGACAGCCTTCTCTTAATCTTAGCTCCCATCGGCTCCTCGAATGCCTTGAACACGCACGTATAGAGGGGTTCATAACGATTAAAGTAGCCTGCTTCCTTCCCGCCATGTTTGTATGATTTTTCCAATGCTGCCCTACTTGCAATCGTTGGCGTAGTAGACGTAAAACCGAGAATCTCAAACTTGACGCGCGTGGCATTGAGAATCTCGCAGAACATTGCTGCTGTAGCCATAGCAGTCTCTATCTTGTAGCCACCAGACATCGAACCAGAGAGGTCGATGAGGAACGTAATCGCAGTATCGACATCATTGCAGACGTAGCGCTCCTTGAAGACATCCTTCCTCCCAGCAATCACGCCAGCAAGAGCCCTATTATTGATGCGTCCCTGGTCTTTTCCGAGAATCCAGTGTCCTGCAACCCTTGTTGCGAACATCGTGGCTATCTTCTGCTTTACGCCGGAAAAATTCCCCAGTCGCTCAAGGAGGCGTCCATATTGTGTGGTATCAGATGCTTCCTCAATTGTCTCGAATTTGTCGAAGTTCTTGGAGAAGGGAATGTAAGTGTCGCGACCAGAAATGGTGGAACTATTCTGCTCAAGAAACTCATCCATAGCAGCCTTCATGGGGTCATCAAAATCGCCCGAATCCTTTGCGTACCAATCGCCAATATCTACCGATTTCCCCGTAGCATTGACATTTCCGCCACACTCACCACCATTCTCATCCGTGACTGATGATTTCTCACTGGGAGAGCCAGCATTATCTGATGCCCCATCATTATCTGATGCCCCATCATCCTCGCCCCCATCCTTCCCATCGCCCGAGCCACACTTTTTGCCCTTATCCCCCTTCTCCTTTCCGTCGCTGCTATCACCCTCATCTTCCCCATCCTCGTCATTCTCAGGCTTCTCAGGCTTCTCAGGCTTCTCAGGCTTCTCAGGCTTCTCAGGCTTCTCAGGCTTCTCAGGCTTCTCAGGCTTCTCAGGCTTCTCCCCTTGCTGCTGTTGCTGCTGTTGCTGCTGTTGCTGCTGTTGCTGCTGTTGCTGCTGTTGCTGCTGTTGCTGCTTCTTCAGAAGCTCCTGCGCAAGGTCGCATGACTCATGACTACTCTTGAGCGCCGAGATACGCTCAAACAGCCTTGGCTCATTGAAGAAAGTCTTCAACTTCCCTGCATAATCATCTACGTCTTCGAGGATATATCCGTTACACTGCCTCCGACCCTCAAGTAGAAGTGCGCCGAAGGGATGCTCCTTATCAGTCTTCTTCGCAAGAATGTCCGTGAGTCGATTCATGTTCACGCGAGAACCTTCATACTTGTTTGACATCAGGTGCTCGACGCGAATATCCTCAAAAATCCCAGTGAGAAGAACCACATCATCGGGAAGCGCATTGAACCACGGCTCCTTTATGATGTTTGCATCGCTAAACAGAACGTGCGCAATCTCGTGGTCGCAGTATCCGCGAAGCATGTCGATGGATTCCTCATTCAACATCTCATCAGGAACCATCGGAAGATTGATGTGACGACAATCCGTATAAGCTGCCGTGCCACTAAAAGTGACTGTAATTCCGTAATCAGCCGCAATAGCTCGACTGACCTTTTCAAGCACACCCATCCCTTTATTGCTCATAAACCCTCCTTTCTTCATCATTTCTATTAATAAGATACTTGAAATGTCATCAAAAGTCAATTAATATTAAACCCTTAGATTTGTAAGCAGATTGCCTCATTACAATGAGGCACTTTTTTTTATTCACGGGTACAAAAGTTTATTGACATTGGAAAAACAATTGGTATAAGGTTACATTAAGCAGATAATTAAACCAATAGGAGGTAATTCAACATGGAAGCAGTTGCTCAAAGAAATGCGCGGCTTCCGAATGCCACAATTACTAACGACATTAATGCAAAAATCGGAGAAAATATTATGAGCATCAAAAGCCTCAAAGGTACAAACATCGAAACCATTACATTACAGTTGTGGAACTTGGAAGACTGCTTTTTACACAAAGAAAAGCAATCGGCTTTAGTCAAGGGATGTCACTAAGAGACTTGGATATGCAAACCTCAACTTCATCTCTATGATTGAGGCTGGCAAGTCCAAGATTCCCATCAACCGCGTATCTGATTTTGTCAGTGTGTATGGCTTTAGCAAAGATTTTGCCTTGGTGATACTCAGAGTCATGCACAAAGACGCATTTGATGCGTTTCTTTCTCTTGCGACTGAAATACCCAGAGTGTTCAAGGATGCGCTAAAATCACCAGATGAGGAGATAAGTGAAATCTATGACAAGATTAGACTATCGCTCGACGCATAATCACAGTGCCGAGAGAATCTTATCTTCCCAACTATAGCGGGATGCCTGCTTGAATGATTCAAGAAGGGCATCCCGCCTTAATTCGTCAGCATCCCTCCCCTTCAAATCTATTATCCTTACGTCTTGGAAGTGGCAGCCTATCTTCTCAACCAATTCATACTTATTCCACGTCGCATCCGTATCCCATGCAACTAGAAGAATCTTCGGACGCTTGGAGCGTATCAAGAGCGCCTGCTCTTCGGTCATCTTCTTGCCGAATGTAGCCACGACATTACGGAAGCCACTTCGCCACCAGCCGAAAACATCGAATACACCCTCGGAGACTATCAAGTAATCCGGGTCATCTGGGATTCCGCAGATATTGTAGACATACTCTCTCCCCTTGAATCCGGGCGGGAAGAGATACTTCTGGCTAGATGTCCCAGTCGTATCCCTAGCCTGCCACGAAACCATCACACAAGAGGAGTCGAAGATGGGGATGACTATCCGCTTTGCAGTCCAGTATGTCTTGCCATTTATCACAACATTTTCTGTTGCCCAAAGGAGGCGGAAGTGTTTGATTTCGACCTCACCAATGCCACGACTCATCAGATAGTCGAGTGCTTGGCGGGAGTCAAGCGCCGAAACACATTTGGGAGAAATCAGACCAGACTCTACAACCTTTTCCTCCGGCCTCTCCGTCGCCCAACCATCCTCATGGCCATTAAGGATGCCGACAGCCTTCTTGTGGGAGCAGCCCTCATTTGCCATGATGAATGAAACGGCAGTGAATCCCTTGCTACAGTGATGGCAAACGCCAACCCCGGTCGAGGAATTCACATAGAGGCGAAGGTCAGTCCTGCTCTCGCCGCAGAAGGGACATTCCCCACCCTCAAGCTTCCATTGCGTAGAGCCGGAAACTTCGACTACCGAAAAGAATTCCTCAAGGTAGTCACGGAAGGCATCCATATCGACACTCACGACAATCTCCACTTGGCATCTTTGCGATATTCGGATAGCTTCGGGAGTTCCTCTAGTTCCTCTGGCTCCTCCATGACTTTCTCAAGTCTTGATTCGCGAAACCAAACATCACAATTGCGACCAAAAAACCACACCCTATAACCAACACCATTCTGTGGCTCGATTTTCTTCACTTCTCTGACATCACCAACTCTGCACTGTGTATGTCCTCCTGGTGGCAATTCAATGATGCGAACCAAATCCCCGACCTTAAATTTACAGTCCATGAGCCTTCCTCACTTTTCTGACAAGGAGATACCTCGACTTATCATTCAGCGGATAGAGCATCAGACGCTTGCCATCATTGGAGATGCCATCATTTTTGTCGAACTTCTTACCACAAATCGACACAACCATCGTGGGAGTGCAGTATGACACAACAATTACGCTTTCGAGCGGCCCCAGCGACCAGCTCCGGATAGCGATGATATCGCCACGCTTCACGCCCCTCAACCACGCTGCCCTATTCCACTTGGAAGGCTGGATGAGCTTGAACTTCTTCTTCGCATCTGCTGGGATAGGCTCCTCACGCTCGACGATACGGACTTCATCACGCATCGGAATCATGGGTGCAGAAGTCATTGTTGACTCAACCTTCTCCGACTCCCTATTAATATAGACAACTTTCTGTGTAGAAACTTCCTGCGATGCAAGAATCCTCGCCTCCTTCACCCTGAGCTCCGGAGCTACCATCCCATTGAGAACCTCTCGCTCCACCACATTCACATTACTGCGCATAACTCTCCTCTCCCTTCATTATTGTTCTTCATCTTGCTTCACGAACTCCATAGAGTTGGAGAATCTTCCGAACTTATGCTGAAGTAAATCAAATGCCGTATCCCTGACATCTCCATCCTCATACCGCTTCCAGACACGAAACTCGTCGAATCTCGCATCATCGGAGAATAATCTTGACCTGAAGAGGATAAGATATGGACGCTTCCGCTTCTTCGACCTCTTCTTGTGCTTCGGAATTTCATCTAAAAACTCCATTACACAACCTCCCCGATGTACCATTACACAACCTCCCCGATGTACTCTTTATAGAATTTCCCCAATCCATAGGCGGTCTTAATTTTAAGCGTCCTGCTTGGTGTATTGCGGCACTCCGCAAAGTGAACCTTCATGATGTTATCCTTCAGTTCAGCTTCAGTCGCAGAGAGCGAGATGATGTAATCGGCAACCATTATCTTCTCCCACGTTCCCGATACATTCTTCCCCCTGATGATTTCCTTGTCCGAGCCTTCGCGATTGACCTGAGTGGCAGTTACGACTGGGATGACGAATTTTCCAGCGATGCCACGAAGCTCCTCGAATATCGAGGCTTCCTCCTTCAGCGGATTGTCATAGTGGCGCATAGGGCGCATAATATCCCCGTAATCCACAAAGATGATGTCTATCCGCACACCCTTGGATTCCGCAATCTTCAGTTGCCGCTCAATCTCGCCACTCGTCAGCACTTTCGTCGGATACTCGTAGACGAAAAGCTTTCCAGTCGGCTTCTTCGACTTGAGTGCTGACTCGATGAGCTTGATATTGGCCAGAAGCTGAAGTTGCTTTATCTCAGTCTCGGTATTGCAAGCATCGAGGCGGTCTGCAATAACCTCCTTGGAAACCTCACAGGAGAAATACGCCACATTGAACCCAGCCCACGTAGCGACATTCGCCCAGTAGAGCATGCTCATCGTCTTCCCGCGCTTCGGGGGCGCAAGGATGACGTAGAGCTCCTTTGGATACCAACCACCCTTTGCCAGCGTATCATCCATCCGTTTGATGCCGGTCGATATACCTATCGTTGGCCTGAGCGCTTCCTCCTCCCTCCGCTTCGTCCTCTCCACGATTGCGGCGTCGGAGTAATAGTCCATCGGCTCCACTTGCGAAGAGGTGCTGATGGCGGCTATCTCGGATGCAACCTTCTCTATCTCCGTAAACTTCCCTTTGGGGAAATAACTCTTGACGGCCTCTTCTATCAGCTTGCGCCACTCTGCGCGCTTGATGAAAGTTACGAGCTCCTTGAGAACGTATTGCGCATCTGAGATGTCAGAGGCATAGACATCCTTCATCTCCCCAGCGTAGACTGGGACATCCGCTGCATTGACCTTCCCTGATTTTACGAGCTTTGACAGCTCGCTTGTCACTGCTGCGAGAGTTATAGGACTTCCGTACAGTTTGTAGTAGTCTGCTGAAATCTTGGCAAGATTGTGCCTGATGGGATTCTCGAAATATGATGGCTTGAGGTGAGTCGCTGCTACAGAGCAAAAATCCCTACTCCGCATCATGCAGGCAAGGACTTTTTGTTCCGAGATAATCGCAGGCTTTTCTTCCTGCTGCCCAGAGCAGCTACTACTCATCCTCGCCCTCCTCAACAACAATACTGACGCTCTCTTCTGCCTGAATAACCTTTCTTCCAACAACCACTGAAGCAAAAAACAACAGGAGTGTGGCGTACGCCCCGTATGTTGTGGGTCCAATCCCCAGCACATCGCCAAGAGATGCAAGAAGCGCCCTGCTTGAGATACAGAAGAGGAAGGATGCCACTGCACCAAAGAGGAACATCTTCCACATCCCTCCCGTCATCATCTCTACATGACGTGCGATAAGGCGAGCCCCCTCACGCTCAACATACTTTCGCCTAAGATACTCCTCCGCAGCCTTCACGCCACTGCTCCTATCTATGCGATAGCGTGAAGAATTTGACTGGGATGACTCCATTATCAACCAACCTCCTTATTGTGATTAGCTCATTGTCGCCATACTTCTTGCGAATCCTGGCCATGAGGTACTTGAAGTAACAAACTTGAAGCGCACAGCCGGAATAATTCTCAGCCTTGAATACGGGATGCTCCGCGAACGGAACCTCCTCCATTTGCGAAATGCGCCACTCAACCTCATCCTTCATCTTTGAACTGCACATGATGGAGTAGAGAGCCTTGCACCTCCGCTTCCGCTCATGTGTTTCGATGGCATACTTCCAGTAATCCCCATAGCGAATCATCCGTTCATCACACCATCTTCTCGTATTGCTCGACATCACCCAGTTGTGCCACTGATGAGGGGCTTCGATATCGAAGCCCTTCAGTATGTTCACGTGACGACTCTCGCCGAGATACTCAAGATACTCGCGGAACTGCCGCGCATATTCCGCAATAAACATCATTGTCGCCACATCGGGCGTGACAATGCGATAATCCCACCACTTCCGCGACATCAACTCTCTTTCGCTCAATTGCGCCATCTACAGTTTGTCGATTGCGAAGCTCGCAAGCCGACCCCTTTCAGACTTCCTGAGATTGAGTACGCCAATGTTCCGCTCCCCTTTTGCGCGTGCCATGATGTACGCGAGCCCATTGTTCTTTGCGTCAAGATATGGATTATCGATTTGCTGAAGGTCGCCGAGGACAATGAGCTTCGCAGAATCGGCAACGCGGCTTACAATCGTCTTCATTATTTTCGGCGTGAGATTCTGGACCTCATCGATGATGACGTAGCGATTCATCAGGGAGCGCCCCCTGAGATAGGTGATTGCCTCGATTTCGATGATATCCTCAAAGGGGTCTTCCGCTCCTATCGGCGCATTACTCCCTCCCCCGAAAGCTGGGATGCTCTTGCCCTTCTTCTTCATCGTGTGATAGACGAATTCAAGGTTGTCGTAGAAGGGTTTCACCCACTCAGCCATCTTCTCCTTCTTGGAGCCCTTCACGAAGCCGATATCAGCTCCTACGGGCTGGATTGACTTTGTAATGATGACTTTATCGAACTTGCCACACTCGACACCAGCTATCGCAGCCGCGATACTCAGTAGCGTCTTCCCGCTTCCCGCTACGCCAGCGCATACGACCATATCGAGGGAGTCATCGAGAAGCATCTCGGCAAGAAACCGCTGCTCATGGTTGCGCGGCTTGATTCCTGACACGACGCACTTGGGGGAGATAACGCGAAGCTCACCATCGATACTCCTGACAAGCGCTGACTTCTGACCCTCATGAGACTTCAGCACGTAGCATCGCCCATCAACTGCGAGCTCATGCTTCACCGATTTGCTCTTGTAGACCTCATCGATGAGGGATTCATCGACAAAGACCTCTTCGATATCGCCCACTCCGCTGACATCAGTTGCGTCAGCGCGGTAATCCTCTGCTGGGATGCCCAGCGCATCAGCCTTCACCCGAAGATTCACATCCTTCGTGACAAGGAATGTCTCGCCATACTGCTCGCTGTGATAGGCTGCAATGGCGAGAATGGTGTTGTCATTTTTGTCCATGTCGAGTGATTGTATTGGTGGCACGGGCTTTGCCCACACCATCAGACGACCAGCGCCGTTGATATCCACTCCGTCACCCAGATAGCTCTTCTCCCTGAGTCTGTCGAGCGTGTGCGCCACGTGACGCGCATTTGCGCCAATCTCGCTCTTTTCGCTCTTGAAGTGGTCAAGCTCCTCAAGCACCACCATCGGAATGATTACGTTGTGTTCTTCAAACTTGAATATGCAGTCTGGGTCATGGAGCAGTACATTCGTGTCGATAATGAAGTTTTTGATTCCGGTTTTAGAAGCGTTTGACATTCATTCCTCCATTTTTCCGATGCAATAATGCTACTCTACATTAAGTGGTTAATTAAGTCAAGCGAAAAGTGATTCAGATTCTATTCTCCTGCGAACGGAATTGCCCCTAGAATCGACTGCGCGTACTAAAGCCACATCTCTCTACTGCTTCATGGTTAAAGTCGCTTAAATCGAAAATTTGGAGACTGACTATTCCGATGACTGGGAAGCTCACTTGGCGAGTGACAAAACGGCACAACACTCCAGTGTTATCGGACTGTTTGCTTTCGTTTCATTCCCTCTATATACGCGCACGTGATATACGCGCCATATACGCACATGCGCTAGAAGTGTTTTTTAAGTCTTTAGAATAAAGACTTATATAAAGCTATTAATAGCTAGTTATCAGCTATGACTAGCTACATAGTAAAACATTTGAAATTAGTCGTAGCTCCTTCGGAGCTACTCGATTTCAAATGTTTGGGTCGACGATGTGCGTTCGCTCCGCTCACAACATCTTTGACCCTGCGTTGACTGATTCATTAGAGAAAAATAATTTATCGCTAATGCTCCAGAGAAGAACTCATCCGTATAATTCCCCAGATGAAATCATCCGAAAGGAAACGAGCTCCCAGATGACAAAACTGATTGTCGGAAATGTCTTCACTATGCTGTCCCAGCCCACTGAGGCTGCGCTTCATACAGTTTATGACTGTCTCTCCTATAAGATGGAGAACTTTGACATCATCAAGAAGCGCCTCGTCAAACAGAATCCCAGGCTTCGGCATTGGGATGGCACGAAGTCATTCTACGACACACGGAATCGTCGCTTTCTCTCAGGCTTCCTCCCCAGAGTCGCAGATGCGCTCCGGAAGGATGGCGTGCCATTTGAAATCAGCTATGACGAGCAACGCGTCATGGCCAACTGGTTTACAAAGGATATTCCCCAGCTAAAGGGAATCACCCTCCGTGACTATCAGGAGCGTGCCATCATCGACTTCTTCACTGCGCGGCGTGGAGTTGCAAAACTCGCCACCGGAGCAGGTAAGACTGAAATTGCCATCGCTGTAACCGCGAAGGCAGCAGTCCCCACAATTTTTCTCACTCATCGTGTAAACCTCCTTTACCAGACTGCAAAAAGATTCGCCAACCGGCTACCGCACATGGCCAACCAGATTGGCATCATTGGCAATGGCCAATTCTCTCCCAATAACATCACGATTGCGACCGTACAGACGATACAGGCGATGATGAAGAAGGACAAGAAGGCGACTGAGGAGCTCCTCTCCAACTTCCAGCTCCTTATCATAGATGAGGCGCATCGCTCAGGCTCACCTCAATTTTACGAAGCAGCAATTGCCTGCAAGAATGCTATGCTTCGCCTTGCGCTTACTGCGACTCCTTTTATGAAGGGAAACTGCGAAGATGATATGTACCTTGAGGGCATCTCTGGGAACATCCTTACGAACGTGGCTGCAAAGGAGCTGATTGACGCTGGTGTGCTTGCCCGCCCCTTCTTCCGCTTCATCCCAGTAAACACCCCACTTGAACGGAAGCTTACGCACTGGAGAGATATTTACGAGCATGGCATCGTAAAGAATATGGCACGTAATAAGTTGATAGTCACGAATGCACTCAAGATGGTCGAGATGGGGAAGAAGACGCTCATCATCGTTCAAGAGGTCAAGCACGGCAAGATTATCGAAAGAGTTCTTCATGATATGGGCGTGAACGCCAGTTATGTAGACGGTCAGAATTCTTATGCAGAACGTGAGAGAGCACTGAAGCAGCTTGAGAAGGGGAAGCTCGACGTAATAATCACGACTTCAATTTTCGATGAAGGCATCGATGTTGGGGAAATAGGTGCTGTAATATTGGCAGCAGGCAATAAATCAGCACCAGCCCTCTTCCAGAGAACTGGCAGGGCCATAAGAAGAAAGGAGGATGAGAATTTTGCCATAATCATAGATTTTATTGATAATCATCACCAAAAGCTCCTTGCACACAGTTTGCGCAGGTATGAACTCATTAAAAATGAGCCGGGGTTTACAATTCTATGATGCCGATAAATGGATTTGACGGTTATTTCGTGGATGAACGTGGGCTTATCTATTCAAATAAGTCTGGAAATGTCCGCGAATTATCACTCGCTACATCCAAGTGTGGCTATAGACAGGCGTATATCTACGCCAATAGAAAGCCCAAATTCGCCTATGTGCATCGTCTGGTTGCTGAAGCATTTATCCCGAATCCAGATAAATTGCCGTGCGTAAATCACAAGAATTTTGACAAGACTGACAATCGCGTTGAAAATCTTGAGTGGTGTACCGCAAAGCAAAATATCCGGCATTCGTGGGATTCTGGTCGGTGCGATGAGAAGCGTAAGAAGATGTTGGAGTGTAGCAATACCATTGGCAAGGAAGTTCTAGCCAAATATTCCAGAATGAGAAGAGCGTTGACCGATTCTCAAGTTTTGGAGATTCGCGCATCGAAGCTTTCAAGCAAGAAGTTGTCTGAGATTTTTGGCGTAAGTGAAAATACAATTTCCAAGATAAAGAGTGGCGAACGATATAAAGATGTGGCTTAACAAATCAACTACTTAATAGGAGTGTGTGTAATGGTTTTTGATGATGGTAGCCACGCTATTTCGTGGCTCGTGAATTGTTCAGTGCTATTGGATTATCCAACTGCAACAACTGGGAAGATTGTGAATATGCTGAAACTTGGCGCATCAATGGGCTCTTCCAGCTCCGAGAATAGCGTCGAAGTTAAGATGGTTGCGCGAATCGACCTTCATAAGTTGGTTTGCAAATTGGATGAGGTAGATGAAAGGTTCTTGGTAATCCTAGTCTCCTACGCAGATGGAGGCATGCGCGAGGCTACAGATGTCGTCAAGAAGGGTAAAGCGTGGGCAAAGTGGCGGAGGGCTAATGCGAAGAATATGGCCAATGGCATTGTGACGCCTACTGACGTTGTGTATGGAGTAATCGACATTTGGGAGAATCTCCTGATTGAAAATGGGTATATGGAGGGCTAATCATGCCAAAATTGGTCGAACAATCTTTTGAAATCGTAGCATCAACGCCGAATCTTATCCAGCACATTGAGCGTGCCGCTCGTGTGTGCTATCTTTCTGAGCCGCAATACGGGTGGTTTCCCATTGAGGAGCAGAAAGTCAAGCGTGATGAGTTCATCAAGAATCTCATCAGACGGGGTCATGAGTCTGTCCTTGAGCATGGCTCAATTTCTGTCGAGGTCATCACGAATCGCAGCATCTCCCACGAGATAGTCCGGCATCGGATTGCCTCATACTCGCAGGAATCACAGCGCTACTGCAATTACTCCGTCGAAGAGAAGTTTTATGGCGAAATTGCCTTCATCAAGCCCTCTAAATTCAAGGAGGGTACGCCCATCTACAAAGTTTGGTATGGGGCGATGGAGGAGGCGCAGCAGCGCTACATGGAGCTCATAGGTTATGGCGCATCAGCGGAGTGGGCTCGCGGCGTACTTCCCAATGACACCAAGACGAAGCTCTTCATGACGATGAATGTCAGGGAGTGGCGGCACTTCTTCAAGCTCCGGACTGATAGTGCAGCACACCCACAGATGCGGGAGCTTACCATACCGATGCTGATGGACTTTGCTGGGAGATGGCCTGCGCTCTTCGGCGATATCGTAGAGAATCTTCAGAAATAACTTGTCAAGATTCTTGTCGAGATTGGAATAAAGAAATGGGCCTCTAAAATGAGGCCCATTTAATTTGGCGTCCTTGGGCAGACTCGAACTGCCGACCTATCGCTTAGGAGGCGATTGCTCTATCCACTGAGCTACAAGGACTTTGCGTGATGCAATATGTGAATTTCCCCTAGTCCCTGTGTCCGGATTTATCGTTTCGAGAATCCACGAAAATATCCGACCCCCTTCCTTAGGAGGGAATGCCTCGGTTAGTCCTGAGCCCTTTCCCAGAGCTATTCTTTGAAACTACCGAATCAATCTTTGCGACATTCCTGACGACCATTCTCGAAATGAGACTATTTGTTAGGGCCATAACTTCAGCTTTTCTCTCATTAAGGATGTGTGCGTATTTGGATGTCTGTCCGATGGTCGAGTGGTTCATCGCTTCCTGCACGCCCTTCAAATCTCTCGTTGCCAGAAGAGCGTATGTCCCGAATGTATGTCTCAGGTCGTGAAAGCGGAAGTCTTCAATCTTGGCAAACTTCAGCGCAGTTGCCCATGTCCTCTTGATATTCCCGTACGGCTTCCCAGTTCTGGGATTCTCGAAGAGGTAGCCGCTCTTGCTTCGCTTCACCGCATCCTTGATGATGGAGGAGGCCATCTGGGGAATGATGACGACATTGCTCTTTTTGTATTTGTTTGTTCCGGTCTTCTTCACGGTATATGTCTGAAGGTCATCCCCGAAGTTCCTCGCGTGCATCGTCAGGATTTTCTCTTTCCGCAGTCCAGTCATGATTCCCAGAATGACTATCTCGTAGATATGCGGATTGTACTGATTGGCGGCAAGCCTGCATGCTGCGAGGAGATTGACAAGCTCCTCTTCGGAAAGATAGCGCTCCCTCTCTACGGCTTCATACTTATCGGCAAGCTGGAAGGGATTCTGGCGCTTCCAGATGCCATTTTAATAGCACGATTGAATGCTGCTTTGGCTATCCCAATCTCCCGATTGATGGTTGCTCCGGAAGCCTCCTCTGATGAGCGCTTCTTCTGTTATTCTACTATGTCATCCATTGTGATGTCGCCATCATGGAATACGCGGAAGGAGTGGAAGACATACATAAAATTCTTGAACGTACTCTTTCGGTGCTCCTCAAGATATGTCTTGTAGCTGTCGAATATCTCCTTGATGTCGATGCGCTTCTCTCTCTTGTACTCGCTCCCCTTGGAGATGATGGCGGCGCGAATCCTTTCGACTGCCGCCACAGCCTGCCTTCTTGACATGCTCTCTACTGGGTCGAGGAAATCACGGTGGCGTTTCCGCTCAAGCGTGAAGTCATAGTACCAGCGCTTAATGCCTCTCTTCTCTTTGACCTCGATATTCATAAGCCCTCCCGCATCATGCAGTGGGACTTATTTTATCCGCACTATTGGAAGAAATCAACCTTGACCATCTTATTCTTCCCAACGCCTACCCCATTGGCGAAGAGCTGGATGATGGAGGAGCCGATTGGCATGGGGCGAAGCTTATAGTCCTGTGCGTAGCTGTCATCCCACTTTAGATAATGTCCAGTTGTTATGAAGTGCGCCGGGTGGCTTGAGAAGATGTTACGCTTTCTGTCGATGTATGGGTGCTCATCGATGAAGTGGGCGAATGCGTGTGTATGTCCCTCCATGTAGACATCTGCGCCTGGGATGAGCGAGGCGAGGTCTTCTAGGTTGTTAACCTTGCCACCCCTGCGCTTCCCTCCCCCAGTCCCGTGGTGCATCGCAATGAAGTAGCTTGCCCTGCCGCACGTGACATTGATGAGCCCTATCTTCCCGAGATAAGGAATCTTCAGTTCGTTCGCTATAACCTTGTCGAGGTTAAGTCCCGTAGCATTACTGAGTCTTCTGTGGTGATTGGAGCCCACGAAGCCGAGACACTTGTGCGCTATCGGACTGAGCTCCTTGATGAGTTCATGCTTCTCATCCTCAAGGGAGAGCGAGCTGTAGCAGTCCGAGAGACTTGTCTTTAGCGCCACATTGAGGAGGTCGCCCGTACTCACCCAAAACGCATCATCACTTCTCCTCACCTCTTCCACGACCCTATGGAAGGCTTTCACGTCGCAACACTTATCGCCACGATGCAGGTCGCCGATATTGAACAATCTGATGGTATCGTCAAATCTGTACTGTCGCACCCTCATCGAGAGACACCCTTGAATTTCTCAAATGTGCGGAATCCGCCCAAACCCAACAAGCCACTGAGGAGAATCACCAAATCCCCCATTGGGATATCGGGCATTACTGGGAGAGCTGATTCATAGCCAAAAATCTGACATCCTACTTGAACAGCCCACGGCAATATCGGCTTTAATACGAATGTGTACGCGAGTCCAGCGACACAAACCCACCCCACTGCCGGACGCCACCCACTTTTGAAAATGGTCGGGTCTGCCGCTTCAATCTTGTTGATATCTACTTGACCCTGTATTACCGCGAGGTCAGCTTGAAGGACTGAGGCTTCTAGTGCCGCAGCCTGCTCAAGGAGTTTCATCTTCTGTTCCGATGAGAGAACCTCCTCCCCGGTGACGGCAGCTCTGATATCCTTCGCAAACTCTCCTACGCCTTTGAATATCCCGGTAACGCCTCCCTCTGCGAGCGCACCCCAGAATCCGCCCATTATGCCACCTCCGATTCTTTCTCTTTCTCAAGCCACGATGCCACATCAAAGCCGGGGCAGCTCTTATGTACGCCCGGAATATCCCGATGTCCCACAACCTTGATTTCCCCGCCGATGGTCGCTTTCAGGCTGTTCACGAGGTTGTGAAGTGCATCCCATTGGGCATCAGAGAACTTATCTGACCCAATGAGGCATATTCCGATAGAGTGGGCATTCATCCCTGCGGCGTGTGCTCCGATTTCCTCAACTCCTCTTCCCGTATGCACTGAGCCATCGATGTAGATGACGAAGTGATAGCCTATAGAAGTGAGACTGGGATTGAGGGCTCTCATGGCACGATAGGAGCGGGCAAATCCCCGCTCCCTGTGCCAGCTATCGATATCCTCTACGGTGAAGTGCTTCCCATTGGGCGTCGCCGCACAATGGATGATGATGGTATCAATCTTCCTGTCCATTACATTACCCCTTGTGATTGACCTCATGTGCGCCTTCAAGCTTTGCAAGCCTGCTTGTGAGCGCCGAGATTTCTTTCTCAAGCGCTTCAGTTCTGGCGTACATCTCGTCATGATTTTCATCGCATTTCTCGTTTACGGCACTTATCGATTCCTCGAACTTCTTGAGGAGCTTCCCAGCGAGCCAGCCGACAATGCCGAAAATGAAGCTGAAGATTTTCCCGGCGTTATCGACGAATTTGCGACCTATATCGTCCATCAAAACGTCGAGCATTATCACCCCCCGAATCCCTCTCTGCGATTTGGGCATTCAGCTTGTCGCAGCGGCGCATCTGTGCGACAATATTGAAGCCAACCTTTATCGACAAAACAAACCCCATCCAAAATAGAAAAGCCCAAAGGTGTATTGTCGGCTCGATTTGGACAATCTGTGTCTCCATCGTTCCTCCCAGAAATGAAAAGGGCGCTATCTCTAGCGCCCTATCGTCACATCTTATGCTACTGAATCCCCACCCTCATCGGGCTGTACTGATTTCTTCGTGTGGTTCTTTTGCCAGAAGAAGAGCTTGTCAACCACCCACGCCCAGAAGCGCTCTGCGCCATCTCTTCGTTTCCCTACACGGGAGGAGATTGTCTCGTCTGGGTCGCCAAGAGCGATTGCATTGAGAAGCTTATCGATATCGACGATGATTGCCCAGAGCGCACGCCACACATTACTGAGGTACTTCATTACAACGTGCATTTCTGTCCTCCATAGTTTTGATGATTTCGCGAAGTCTTTCAACCTCATGCTCCAGTTGGGCGATTTGCTGGCTCTGTTGCAGCACCTGTCTGCCTCGTTCGGCCACGGTATCAGCCAACATGATTTCTCTGCTCAGGTCTTTTTCTGTCATCGTATCCTCTCTATCCGCAGTGATATGTGCAGGCAATCATCCTTATATCATCTTCGCCTTCCGCCCATATGCAATCTTCTCTTGCTTTTGCTACCGTATAGTTATGCAGTAAGTCATCATCTTGTCTCATTCCTTTTCCTGGCCTACTTGATGAACAAATATAATCTCCTGCCTGAATATCTCCGCCATCTTTGCAGACATTAATCAACCCTTCTCCAACAGCATTAAACACAGCCAGGTCGTAGATTTCGCATAGCGTTAATATTATTGGGTTTGGTAACCCAATAACTTTATCCCATAGCGCGGATGGCGGATTTTTTGTGTCCATGGGCCCATGGGTCAAATAAACACCTACAACGCATTGCTGCTGTGGCACGGTTGATAAATCGTTTTGGCAGATAGCGTTTGAGACATTGGCTCTTTCAACTACTGCTACATCAACCAATATATCACCTGGTTGAGCGCAAAAGCCCTTGAGAACCAGCCCGTCGTGTGATCCAGTAAACGGTCCATAGTTTACCCCAGCTCCGCCTGCGTAAAAATCGTACCCTGTGGTCGCAGTCTCACATTTACCATAGACGCCAAACTTACCAGCCCCAGGAGCATATCCGTAAACCCCAGCTCCACGGGCTCCTTCCGCTCTTCCAACCACCCCAGTGCCATCAGCACCAACAGCTATCCCGTGGAACGAAACACTATACTGATTGATCGTCTTGGCATAAATCAAATCGTTGTAATAGGCACTAGACTGCTCGACTGCATTTATAAGTTTATTGGTTCCTCTGAGATTTATTCCAAAATGATCACCGCAATTTGGCAGATTAATTATATATGAGTCTGTATCGACCGAAGCTATCCCGATTGAGCATAACAACGTATTGACAGTGCCATTGTTCCCCAGAAAAATAATCTCATTGGATGCATCATCTATAACTATGACTTTTTCGTTCGGAACAATGGTAGTGCCAGCAGTTTGGGCCGGGATCGCCCCAGATGAAGGAGGGACTGAAACCCCAGTCAAACTTGTTGCAGTTTTCCCGGTCCAGGATATGATGGACGACGCTGTGCCTAATAACCAGCCTTCACCGCTCGTCGGGAAATCCTCAGTATTATGCACATACAGCGTGGTCGCTCCAGCAGCGCAGGCCTGAGTAAGATAGCTTCCCTTCGTTGTATGGCTGGCGGCGTTGACGTTGATGCCACGCAACCCGCCGGTCTGTACTTGGTCGGCCACAATCAGGCCGGTATACACCCCATTATTCGTGATGTACGTCCCACGCGGTGAGGAGGGTATCCAAGCAGTGCCGTTGTAGCTGTAGCTGGTCAGCGCGTAATAGGTGCCGTCAGTGGTGGCAGAGTTAAACCACGTATCTCCGGCCTGCGGGTTGGCGTGGGGCGTTGTGCCGCTGGACGCGGTGTTTTTCGTGGCGTAGTCGGCTGGTTTACCTGTACCACTTACCCCAGTCCAATCCGCCTTTGTAGCCGCCACCGCCGCCATCTTGTTTATCAGGGCAATCTTGGCGTCGTAATAGGTCTTGAACGTGCTCCTGAACGTTGCCCCCACAATTGTTGTGGTGGCTGACAGGTTGGCGTCGGTTATCCAAGATGGCGGTGTTGCACCGAGGGTGTAAGCCGTACCACCGTTGAGGTAGGTGCCGAGCGCCTGTATAGAGTTGTCATAAGTCGTCTTCTCAGTCGTGATTCCGAGTGCTGTCGCCTGGGCGTCCAGAGAGGATTTCTCCGAGTAAATGGCATTCCACTCCCTGCGGATGTCTTGTTTTTCGACTGGGGTGAGCTTGCTGTCAGATGCGATGTCTGAGACTAACGTATAGGCACTATTTGCATTGCTCACCACCGTACTCGCCGCTGTTCCTGCGATAGTTCCGGTAATATCACCAGCGAAGGCCACCGACGAAGCAGGGCGATAAGCCCCGTAGGTCGTTTCCGTGGCCGTGCTCAAGGGCTGGACAATGGCGCTCTTCTTGGTGCCCGTGGCGTCAACATCTTGGTCCACAATCCGGTACGCCTGCACCCCAAACGTGTACCAATGGTTCGTCGCGACACCGTAGAGGATGAAAGCCCGACGTTGGGGGGTGAGGTAGAACACCTGTACCGAAGCGTCCGCCGTGGCTGCGAGTACCTTCTGGCTCGTTGGGGTCGTAGTGCCATTGTCGTGGACGTAGACTACGAACCCGTCAATATCCGCCTCAGTGCCAGCCCACGACCATTCGAAAGAGACATCCACCGAACCGTCCGTGTTCACGGTGTGGTCGATGGTGCCGGTGGCGTCGGCGACGGTAGGGGCGACAACGGCGGTGGCGTTGCGGTCATTACGGGTATTGAAGTTCGTGGCTACAGTGCTGACGGTATCCGCCAATGTTGCTCCAACATACGTCCCAGTTGGCGCTCCCCAAGTAGCAGCATCCTCCCACGCCACGCCGTTGTAGGTTTTGAGTGTGCCGTTGTTCAGCCACTCGATGCCAGTGTTGAAATCGAATAGGGCCGTAGTGTATGCATCACGCTCCATTGGTAGGCCGCTGGTGGCTGAAGCGAGTATTTCGGCGGCAGACCTCTTATAGTTACTCAATCTCACGCAATCAATCAGTGAGTTAGCTGTTGATAATGAGCTTACAGGGTGGCAACCTAAGTGGATGAGTGACGAGAACGCTGACGGGAGTTTTGGAGCTTCGATTATACCTTTCTGAACTCCATCCACATACCATATTGCAGAAGTTGCATCCCACGTTACCGCAAAGCGGCGCCACCCATTCGGCATATTGGCATTTGTTACATAGGCGGATGAAGATTGAGCATTTGAATCATCCGCTGTAACAAACACGAAGCCGCTGTTATTGTGGGCGATGCAAATACCTTGCGCATTCGCATTGTTTGCTCGACTGATTTGGAATAGGAGATGACTTGTGCCTGGGACCAATACCCTCTTTGTCTGCTCTGTGACTTCAATATCTATTTCTATCGTTCCGGCAGCGGGAGACATACCAGTTGACGGCACAGTTAAAGATTCAGCCGCCCGTGTCCCATCGATAAACGAGGTGGCGTAGGGTTTTTGTTCTAACTGATAGCAATCGGCAATTATTGTGCAAACTTCGGCGTTTTTCGAACCAATGATTATCTGTAGATTTACACCTCCAGTAGGAATAATAAAGTTCTCAATTTTTATTAATTGTGGGGTCGCAGTTAATGTAACGTCTATTGATGCGGAATCTCCAACTGCCACATTAGAACTATTATATGCCCTCATTACAAATGTGACTGTCCCTGAGCCTTTAACCAACATTTGTCCTGAATATGCTAGTCCTGCTGTTACCGCTGGTTTATTATTAATGCTGAAATAAAGTCTCTTTACAGCTACCGCTGGGGTCACACACTTGATGCTACTCGCACCACTAATCGGGCTTGTTGTTTCAAGGCTTAAGACACAGTCAGTATCTACCGAAAATAGTGTGGTATCAGAAGCGTTGTATTGCCCCGGCAGGAGCAGGTTCGTCGTCCCCTCCTCCACCATAATCGCCCCGCCGAATTTACCGGGCTCAATCCGGGGCTTGCCGCTGTCAATCTTGGTACCATTGGCGAGGTAGGCGGTTGACGCACGGCTGAATGTCGGATGCAATGGTATCGGGTCGGTGGATTGTTGATAAGTTGCAGGACCTCCTGCTACCTGACCCCAAGTTATAACCGCATTCGGCCCCATCGTGACATTTTCGCCTACTATTAGCTCATCAGTTTTGATGCTTCTGGCGCTGATTGAGTCATCAACTACAAGTTGACCATTGACGCCAACAGTATCAACGCCATTTACAAGACCGATTACGAATGGCGTAATGGCACTTCCTGTCCCATCCTGTCTCATGACTTGGAACTTATCGGATAGGATGGTGAATTCCGATTTTACTCCGTATGGAACTAGCTGCCAGTATGTAGGATTTGAAAGCGGGTCCTTTCCGGTACTTGATTGAAGTGCCTTATAGATAGAACCATTACTCCCCTCAACCATTGTTCCCACAGTGTATGCCATAGCAACATCCCACTTGGGGTACATGATTGAACCAACGCCAGTAACGCGATTACCCTCAGTAATCTTCATCGTCCACTGATTCTGAAGAAGCTCTTCGACGCTCTGTACTCCGGCACTATTATTGTTTATCGTGTCGAGAAGAGACTGGGAGAGCTCGCTGTCGGTAATCGCCCCAGACAATACCCCAAGAACATCTGAGGGGTCGGTGGAGGATTGACAAGCAACCCCGGCAGTATCAGAAAGCGGATACCACTCACTCTCCTTCTTTGCTGTATTGACGGCTTTCGCCCAATAGTAGTAAGTCTGGTTCTGGGCAACTCCCGTGTGCTGAATCCTTCCAGACTTGCTCCTCCCCACGATTACCGCCTGAGCCCTGTCGTTTGTTGTGGCGGCATATACCTCAATCGCATCAAGCGTAGGGTCTATTGGAACGTCGGTTTCAATGATGATGCTAAAGGTCTTCCCAGTGGCATTGATGTATGTTACTGCTGGTGGGGTAGCTTGGTTTCCCAATATGAAAGCTTGGTGGTCAAGTGCATTTGCAGATAGCTCAATATCGTTTGTTTTCCCATAATTGGTATATGGCTTCACGCAAACCGCATACGCTTCCCCAATTTCCACTGGGAAGCGACCATTGCCAATTCCGGATACAAACCCAGCAGATAACCACGTTTCGCCCTCATCATTACTGTAGATTATTTCGTAGTTCCTGATGTATGCGTCCGATTCGCTGGGGAGGGATACGCGCTCAAAACTTACACTAAGTGCTGACTTATAAACGTCGCCTACAAGTTCATATTCTTCAAAAAGCGTGACATTGGTTACAAAGGGTGGAATGATTCCATTTCCGTTTGTTGGTATTCCCACAAGCTCTTTATCAGTTGCAACCCTGATATCGGGGTTAACAATTGTTCCATCCACTGAAAATTTCTCAATCAGGCCAAGGGAGCTATACTTAACCTCGGAAACATCAATAGTCCCATCATCGCTAAAGATGCTATCGTTATATTCTTCGGCGGAAATCTCTACATCCTGCAAACCTTTTCTCGTGATGGATTGGACTCTAAATGGTTTCGCTTCTTTTCCTATTTCGCCAAATTGCCAGATGCACCCCTCTACAACATCTGCATCATTTACGGCACCCACATTAAGCTCATTGGTTGTTATAGTCGTAGATGGTGTTAGCATGTAGGTGGCATAGGTATTATTCTGCTTCCGCACCTTGAGTCGATAAGTCTTTCCAGACTCCATTGGCACTAGTCGGTCAAGTGTTATTTTTGTTGCATCGACAGCTTCGATACTCCCGCCAAATCCATATTGAGGGATATCGTGCTGAAACATGATGATATCACCCGGTTCGCAAATGACAGCCTGAATGGTTGATTCAAACTTGATGAAGCGCATGAGAGACTTGAGCTTCTTCATCACGAAGAGGGCTTCACGTTTGGCGCGAGCTTTATCGGTAATGCCAAACATATCAATCGATTTTGCAGGAGCGGATGATTCAAGCCTACTCTTGTCTATGGCCGTAATGACTGCTCTTCTGAAATTATCCTTCTCATCAAGAATTTTCACCTCAATCTGATTCGGAATATCGGCTGGGGAGACATAAGTCTCAGAATATGAATCAGCAGTGATATTCGCCATGCAGAAAGTTTGAGCAATTGCGGATTGCGGGCGCTCAATCACGATGCGAACCCTGTTCCCAGACCAATACATTCCGGCTCGACACATGCTGAGAATCTTGGAGATTGTCTCTTCTGCTTTTCCTTCGGTATCAAGATAGAAGTTTATGACGTAACGTTTCTGCTGTTTGGTCACGTCTTGTCCGGTCATTGGGTCGCGCTCTACATAATCGACAATCTCATCACACCAATCAGCAAAATCTTGAAAGGTTTCTATATCAATCTGTTCGGGGAGTATGTAGTCGCCCAAACCATAGCGACATGAGGTGAGAAGGTCGTAAATTATGTTTGCTGGGTTGCTGGAATTTTCCAGTGAGGCTGTGTAACCACGAACATCTTGGAGAATGCGACCTTGACATATTACATTGATATCCGGCATTGCTCCGGATATCTTATCAGTCGCCTTAATTCTCAGGCCGAGAAGTGCCGTATAGGGATACCCCAATGACGCCTTTTCTACCTCAATGATGCTTGATAATGTGGAGTTGGAGGTGTACGAGGCTCCAGTATGCTCTCCTGTCGTCCGATTAATCTTGATGTAGTAGCGACCCACAGTGGGGAATGTTACAGTATGGATATGCTCCACTGCCGACTTAGACCTAGCGCTTACCGTGAATGTAGTGGCAGAAGACCACTCTGTTGGCGTAGATTCGTGGGCGTATTGCACTGTGAAGCTTACTGACAGGGTCTTCATCTTACCTTCATCATTCAGCCGCATAAGTCCGTAGGGGAATGACACTGTAAGGTCGGCTGAGTTGCATTGTCCGAAGGTTTTGTAGATGTATGGTTGATTGTATATGAGGTTTACGCCAGAAATGCCATATTGACGATGCACCTTGGAGAAATTATCAAGCGGAGACTGATTGTTTGTTCCAAGTGTTGTCCAAGTTTGAATATCACTGCCGTAAGTTGATACATCATTGTTTGCGATGTTGATTGTGGCAGTATCAATTCCATGAATTTCACCTTCGCTCAAACCAAGAAGGACGTTGAGGTATTTATCTTTACCATTTGTTCCGGCAGATTCAGTGAAGACTTCGAGAACAACTCCACCAACACGATGCTCTCCGTAGAGCACTGGGATGATGTTGCCCTCTCCAATGGTGTTTCCAATTCTATCCCAGCCGTATGTAGGGGAATCTGAGGAGCCACCACCAATCTTGGGCATTTGCGCCATCATTATGGCAGTCATCCCCACTTGCACGAGGTCAAAGCTAATAAACATGCCGCCAGTGACAACATGGAATATGATTCTCAAAGGGTTAAAGAAGCCGCCGCCGCCAGCAACGCGCCGGATAAACATCACCTCATCTTCTGGCTCCGGCACGTAATCCCAGTCAACACGCGACCCACCCACAATACAGTAGAAGCCACGCTCGGGAGCCTTGAATTTGTCACGAAAGATATCACCAACGGATTTTAAGTCGCCCCCATATCTAAACTCCAGCCGACCAGTCTTGCTGAAGATGTTTGGCATGTATTTAATTATCATTAACACAACTCCTTGTGCCGATGTATTGAGTGGACATTTCCGTATCGCGACAGTTTTGTGATGGTACAACCATGATGCTCTGTGATTTGCATAACATTCCTGTCATTCACCATCACTCCGCAGTGAGCAATGCCATAATCGGGAAGCTCAAAGAAGACCAAGTCGTTTTTGATTGCATCTTTCAGTGGGACTTCTATAAACTCAGCATCGCAATTGCCAAGTAGCATATTTCTTGAGCCAACATCCTTGGTGTTTTCATAGGTATAATCGGCAAGCTGAATCCCCAGCTCTTCACGGAAATAAAGGATTACAAGGCCGTAGCAATCAGCGCCAGCGAAGCTCCTTCCGCCAGTAGCGTATGGGATTGAATGATATTTCTTCATGTCGAAGTCCTAGACGTAAAATCGCTGGTTGATGACTGCTGGGAAGCCTCCGAAATTGACGATATTCCCCTTCGCTCTACAATCATCAAAAGTCTTCTCGCATGTTGTGTCTGCCCCGGCGTATTTACACTCAGAACCCTTAAATGTCTTCCACCGGCAATACTTGCCGTAAACCTTACGATTAGGGATTGTGGACTTCAGAAAGTCGAAGCCAATGGAGAGGTCGAAATCAACCTGCCCCTTGTTCGCCTTCGCTCCGGCAATCTTAAATGTGGTTGAAATTGGGGAATTGATAAGAAGTCCAGTTTCGACATCTACAAAGAATTGTGAAATTGTAGCTTTGTTTCCAATAACAACATAATCTTCGAGATATCGCTGGATGACTCGCTCTTCATCGATATTGCCAATTGATAGGACTGTGCGAGCTACCTTCCCATCACTACTCTGTGTCAGGTCGCCACTTTTGACCGTGCTGGAAATGTAGAGCTGACCATCGCCCGCGACATAATGAATATCTTCAGAGTAATCGGTGAGATAGAGATAGAGCGATGGGCCACCTACAGTCTCTTGATATTCAATTTTGTAAAGTTTGAGCGTCTCGATTGTCGAGTTATTGATTGCTACGAGCGCTTCGTTTGAGAGTGTCAGCATTCCATCACCTCTATGGAGACATTGAAAAATTGAGCATTTATCGGCTCAACGGTAAGCTCATCTGAATCGAAGCGCACATATCTGGTGCCACCGATGCGCGTATCGGCAAATAACCACTGCTTCGCCATACCGCCCTGATTTGAAAAGAATGTGTCGAGTTCAGCGAGCTTCGTGGCATCAATCACATTCCAGCTCAATTCGTATCTTTTCTTCCCAGTTTTCCAGTTGATGAATCGTTGCTCGCGCCCATTCTCAAACACTTTTGTGGTGGTATTGAATTTTGTTTTTTTACGCTTAATCACGTCTGGCTTGAGCGATACGGGAAGGGAGTCCATCTTTCCTCCAATAAGAAAGGGCGGCTATTTCTAGCCGCCCCATGATGTTATGTTGCATACGTCCGGATGGTATTTCTAGTTCGCCCCCCATCCCTGATGTCGCTATTAATGGCGTCGAGGATTGCCTCTTTGAGTTGCGGTAGTGCTTTTATTACACTCTGCTCATCGCCGCCATTGATTGTCACTGGCATATTGATGATGCTACTCCCCCTGCTGCCATTCTTGAGATATTCCTTCAAATCCCTATTGGTGCGCTCATCAACGACGCGCTCCCCCTTTTGGAGCAGCCATGTTCCGTCCTCTGGGACAGAGGAGATGCCATCGTGCGCCATACCAGAGATAAGACCTGCACTTACTGTAAGTGCGCCCATTGCGGCAGCGCCAGCAAGTGCCATGGCAGCGGCATTGCCCCACGATACCGGAGTCCCCAAAACAGTTGCCATTGCCGGAACTAAACTTGACACAGAGGATACTGCCGCCATTATTCCTGCAAATGCTGCATACGCTAGGAGTTGTGATGTAAGTGCCGCCGATGTTGTTTGGATTGACTTCAGGAAGCTTTTGGCCAATTCGCCAAAGCTAACCTTTCCAGTTTCAGAATACTTCATGATTGCGTCAGTGAGTGGACCCTGTAGCGTCTGGGTGAATTGACCAACTACACCCTGAACATTCTCAAAGCCAGTTGCTTTGATTTTGAGCTCCACCTCTTTATCTGCCATATCTACCAATTCATTCCATTGGTCTACGAGGATGTTGTAGTTCTCATCGGAAATTCCCGCAACACCCATTTGTTGCTCAATGTCATCGAATTGTTTTGAATATTTGCCATAGATGCCATCCTCAATATCTTGCCGCTCAAACTGCGGGGCGATTGCCCCCATTAGCGTTTTGAGGTATGGGTCGTTCCCAGTCATTTTACTGAATTGCGGCCTGCTGAGTAGTTCTATAGTTCTCTCAAGCTCATCGTTATTATTTTGAATCTGCTCGCCCAACTTATTCATGTTGTCGAGAAGAGTGGTCATCCCAGCTTGACCATCGAGCGTTTTTAGCTTGTCAATTAGCTCACCCGCCCCTTTTGCACTGCTGGAATTGCCATCTGCAATCACCTGAAGCTTCGGGATGATTTCACTCAGGTATCTGGAGTAGTCATCATTCGACTTCTTGATGCGCTGACCCAGTGAGCTGGAATCCTCAGAACCGCCACTAATCGCCCGATTGAAGGCATCGGTGATTTCCTTGATTTTCGAGTTTACACCACCAGACAGCTCGGAGAAGACCTCGCCAGTTGCCTTATTGCTCAAGCCCGAGATAAACTCATCCCTCACCTTCAGATACTTGTTGAGTTTGTCAAGTGCTGGCGGACCATCATTAGAAATGCTTTCCCAAAGCTTCTTGAACTCCTGATTGGCTCTCGCTGGGATAGCAGCGAGGCGTCTTTCGAGACGAGTCATCTCGTCGCCATCGGAGAGCTCCAGAAGTTCGGCGTTTACTTTCGCTATTGCATCTTCCGCCTCTTTCCACTGCTCAGTCTCGAAGGTCTGGGCGGCGAGCTCCTTCTGGTCTTCCCACTGCTTGTAGAACTTACTCTTCAGTTCATCATTGCCACCGGAATTCCAGAATTCTCTGTTGGATACCATCGAATCCTTGAAGGTTTTATCCACCTTTTCGATAGCTTGCTGATAGGCATTGAGGGGAGCTGCGTCGAATGCCTCCTGCGAAGCGACCTTTTGCTTATCGAGCCATTCCGTGATGGATTTGGCTTGTGCGGCTATCTCCCTTGCACGCTTCTCGGCAGCCTTCTTTGCCTCTGCATCCCTGCGCTCCTGCTCCTTTTCCGCTTTTGCTTCTGCTGCCGCTTTCCTTTCGGTCTGAAGCTCCTCAAAGGATTTCCCCGGCTCTTTATAGAGCTTGTACTTCTTGGCGACTTCTTCCTCTTGGAGTCTTATTGCAGTTTCATCCAGTGATTTCCTTGCCGCATCATCAACCGCCATCTGAGCGCCACTCTTCAACCAATTGGCGGGATTGAGGCGATACGCTATCCTCTCGACAAAGCTGCCAACCCTAATGACAATCCTGGCCCATGTCATCTCGAATGTTGCGAGGGCGAATTTCATATACCCCGAGAGAGATACAAAGACTTTGGAGAACCACTGGACTAGGGGTTTGATGAATGTCCCGATGGAGCTCATCATCTCGAACATCGCAGTCTTTGCATTGTTCATTGCGGCGTTGAGCGAGTTCTTCGCAACCTCTTCAGCGACTTTTCCGTATTTGCTATACATGAGGTCAGAGAGCTTTTCCATCGCCTCGTCAGCGTCGATGGTACTTTTCCGCATCCCCTCTTTGAATTTGGCAAGGGTCATTCCCATTGCATCCGCCATGTTTCTGTAGGCGGCTGGAAGCGTCTCGGCGATAACCCGCATCTCTTCAGCTTTTACTGAGCCAGTGGAGAGCATCTGCTGGACTTGGAGAAAGACGCGCCCCTGTTGTTCGGCGGTCATGCCGATGCCCTGCATACCAGAGGTGAGCTTCTGGAAGACCTCGCTACCTTTCTGCCCCTGAAGGGCAGAGCCTGATGCGGCGGCAGAGAATCGTGCGTATGCTCCCGCTGTCGTTTCCAGCTCAAGACCGAATTTCTTCACGAAGTCTGTCAACTGGGAGAATTCGCGTGCACCCGCTTCCCCAGAGCCAAAGACAGCCTTGTACTGATACTGGAAGTTCTCCATCTTCTGCGCTGACTCAGTAGCAGCCTTACCAATATCGTAAAGTGCTCCTGCAACCAAAGTAAGACCATACACTTTTCCGATTGTCGAGAGAGACTTAGTGATGTTACCGATGCCATTATCTGCCTGACGCGCATGCTGGGACATCTGGCGCATCTGAGCGCCGAAGGAAGAGACGAATGATGCAGTAGCGGCATTGGCTCGATTGAGTCCACTTACGAATTGGCTGATGTTCAGATTTAGAGCGCCACCAATGATAGACACGATTATCCTCCACCCATAAGAGCCTTCAGCCGAGCCAAAGCCCCAGAAACATTTTCTTCAATCTCAATGACATCGCCTCTCGTATCGACCAGCTCCTTCGCGTAGCCGCTTTCGGAGGAGAAGCAACACCCAATAACACTCATCATGCGGAGGTCTTCTTCTGCACGTATCCTCTCGATGTTCTTTGATAGCTCCCAGAATGTGTAGATGGGCAAAGCGTAGAATTCCTTCCAGCCGATTGAATAGAACCTCATGACACTGGAAGCGATGTAGCCGAAATCTACGCTCTTTAGGCGTTTGGGCCTTTGCTCTCCCCCTCCTCTTTCGCAGAGGGGTCAACACCCTGTGCAATCAGAAGAAGTGCGGTCAGCTCGGGGAGTTGCAGTCCGGAGAGGACTTTCTTGGGAATGTTGGAAATCCTCCCGATGAGCTCCATCGTGTTCTTAATTTGCGTCTTGATGTCGATTCCCTGCGGGTTATCGACCTTTGCAACCAGGGAGTCGTTGAGGAACATATCGATGGTGATTGCGCCAATGGTATACTCGGTATCTCCGATGACTACGATTTGGGAAGTTTTGAACTTATCGAGATTGATTACTTTGGGAGCCATGTGACAGAATTCCTTTCAGAAAAAATCAGGGAGGGTAGCATCGCTACACCTCCCTTAAAGTCGAGCAGAATTGAAATTTGAGCGCCTCCCAGCTATTTCTGGGAGGAGTGATTATGCGGTCGCAGTAGCATCTCCGAACGTAACCCAGCCATCAACACCCTTCAGCGCCTGGAAGGTGATTTCGTACACACGGACGTTCTCCTTCTCGAAGGCGAACTCCATCGTGAGCTTCGGCACTGCGTGATGCAGGGTGATGTTCTCATTGTCGTTGATTGCTCCGGCCGGCTCAATCACCAGCTTTTGCTGAAGCGAAGAGAGGTCAGTTCCAGCGGAGCCGGAGAGCACCAGCTTCTTCTTCGTAGGGTCAACTCCATCAGTGACCAGAGTTGCGCCGGGGAAGAGGTCTTCCAGTTTGGCAAGGTCGTACTCGGCCATCGGTACCTTGACCTCGAAGTTTTGCTTGGAGATGATTTCCCCAATGGGCGCATCCTCTTGGTCCACAATCTTCTCAATCGTGTCGACACTGTAGCTGACCTTTACGCCACCCTTGGTGTAGCCAAGGTCAACGGTGCCAAAAGTCACATTGCATACGCCGAGCTTTACATTTGCAGCAGTTCCCATTCTTTCCTCCTGTAATTAAGGGTTATCCCCTTCTTGCGAATACATCAAATTGGCTGTATCTCGAAAGCAGCTTGAGTGTGTTAGGCGACCACTTCTTCAGTGGATTGAAGCCGGCAACCACCTTCTTCGTTCTGGAAAGCATCTCGCTCCTGATACCTTGGATACTCCCCTGCATCGCCTCTTTGATGGCGTCCTGATTCTCGAAAAGGTACATCGCCTGCGCGAGGCATGCCTTCTTCGCTTCATTGAAGCCATCGTCAGAGACGCTTGATGTATTGGCTACTGGGAAATTGAGCGCCTGCCCTGAGTCGAGCTTCCCGTATCTCAGGGGTATCTCGTCTATCATCCCAGTTGCGGTAATTAGGAGTCTCGCCTTAGTGTCATCATCGAGCGTAGCCCACTCTTCGCTGCCATACTGTGTGTCAAAGAAGTCATCGGCCTCTATGGTTGTCGCATAGCTATTGGAATCAGTCCCACCCTTATCTGCTATTTCCATGACTTACACCTCTGCCACGACTACGGAGATTTCTCCCTCTCTGAGTGAGCCGAGGGACCCGGCTGCACGATATGTAACCTTGTACGTCACTCCATCGATGCCGCCACCTATTGTCGCCACGAGAATTGTGTCGTTAATTGCACCTACCCCGGTGATGATGAGATTGGGGTCATCGCACATAACTTGACAAGATTCGATTATTATTGTTTCGCCTCGGGCGAAGCGCTTCTTGAAGTTGATGCCAACTCCAACAATTACCTCGCTGGGCTGTTTCTGAATTGGTAGAAGTGACATTTCACTCTCCTATGGTTTGCATAGCCGGAAGCGTGAAGACTCTCTCTTCTGCCGGGAGAGCGAACACTATTGTTTCGGCATCGAGCATGAATACGGCGGTAATGGCATTTGCTATCGCGCCATCGCGCACGATTGCGACGTAGGTATCGTGCTTTGCCGAGTAGATTGTCGTGATTGAGAGTCGCGAGTCGTGTCTCGTCGTGCTCTGATTCGTAATGGCAATCAGCATATCGGCGAGCATGGAGGCTGCTGTGGAGACATTCAGCTTCGTGTCGATTCCCAGCGATGCCGACTTGGAGATTGCAGCCTTGATGTCGAAACTTGATGATTGGCTCTGGGAAGTGATTGAGGCTTTCAAGTCCTCTATCGTCTTCAGCGTCGATGCTATGGAAATCCGCGCGTCGTGCGTGGTTGTGAGGCGAACCACATCAGAAACTGATAGTGCAGTGTCAAAAAGCTCCGAGATTGTAGCCGCGACAGAAAGCTTGGAATCAAGGGCTTTTGCGAGCGTAGCCGATACGTCAACTCTCATGTCGTGTTGCCCAGACTTGAGCGTGGACACTAGACTAGCGGCATCGTGCGCAATTGAAGTCTGCGAGGCTTTCGCAAGCTTCGTATCGTGTGCCACACTTTTGAGGGAGTTTATGATTGTTTTGGCATCGTGAGAGGTGACGGAAGCCTGCGACGAAGAAATAATCGCCGATGTATCGTGTGTTGCGCTGCCACTTCGCAAGATGGATGACTTGGCATCGTGAATTATTGTTTTGTCGAGTAGCGCCGTAAGCTTGGCGTCATGTGCCAGAGAATGTGAAGATGACACCATAGCCTTAATATCAAATGAGACAGTGAGTGTAGTCCCCCCGCTGGCCGCAAACAGAGTCGGTATCATCCATCCCTTAGCCATTAGCTAACTCCTTAGATGGGATACGCAAAGATGTAGAGCGAGCCGCCACTGAGCGCGTGAACAATGAAGCCGACCTTACAGGCCCCGGCAACATCCAGAGTAAAATCCCCGCCAAGGGCTTTCCCGGTAGACTCATCAAGCAAAACTGTTGTGCCAACCTTCTTGGTGGCAAGTGTATAGGTCTGCTCCCCAAGCCCTATCACATTGCCGGAAGCATCGTAATAGATGGACTGGATAGTGGCTGTCCGGTCTGCCGCAGTATCAAACTCCGTATGCACCCGCATCGACGGCGAATGCTCACAGTCGAACAAACGCGATGCCGTGGTGTACGGAGTCGTGTTGAGTTGAGCCGTAGTATCGGCACTCGTGATAGCGGTAGGGTCACTGCCCTTTGCAACAATCTTCCGGTCTATCGGGGCCGAGACATAGACTTCATCAGTTCCGTTCCGCCCCAACACCGTAATCCCGAGCGTCGTGCTGGCCTGATATGATTGTGTTCCTTCAGTTGCCATAATTTATTACCTCATGAGCATGGAGTTTCTACGGTTGAGCGGAGCGGGAGCGAATGGTTGCTCTGGATGTAGGTATATATAGATGTTAGCAAGTGATAAATCATCGACAGTCCATACACCGCTGTCAATTTTAACTCGCCTGCATCCCCACTGTTTAAGTCCTATGAAGTCGGGGTCATCAGTTATGACTGCCCCGGTTATTTGTACGGTGTTAGCGGTAGCTGCCGGAGTCATGATGGAAACCCAATCACCGGGATACGCTGTGAACGTTACGGGAATAGTTACTATTTCCCCGCTTGTCATTATGCTATCCACCGGATGTTGCACAGTTGCGATTAATGTACGGTTACGATAGATGTTGAGAACCTCGCCGGATGGGCTGTTGGTCAAAAATTGTACCCCGACAGCCGATATATTTAATGGCGGTGATTCGAAAGGTATCTGAAATTCCCCTCCTATGGCTCGCGTTGCGCTCATTACCCACGCGCCGTCATACCCAAATCCCTTTAAATCACGCAGCCCCGTTATAGTGCCATCCGTGTATCGGATTGTTAATGTTGTAACGTGCTGTACTACGACAGCCGTCCAGTTAGTGCCATTGTATTGGCGGCGCACAAACGGAGCACAGACGTTATTGTAGACTGGATTGATTACCAGAGGTTGCACGAGGCCGCGATTCAGACCGATATAATCGACAGTAGGAGCGGCTGATATATTGCTGACCACAATCCAATATCTACTACCTACGGTCAATGACGTAGCAGACCAGCCAGGAGATATTTTGCGCTGAGTTCCGCCAACCCAACCCCCAGTCACGTCATAACTGGCTAATGCTGTGTCTGACGGTAATCCTGCCCCGGTATCGGCTTGTAGCTCAAACCTAATACTGCATGACGCCGGTGTGCCAATAGCGGAGTAAATACTTATCCAAAAATAATCAAGTGTGATGCCATCAGCGACAAAGCTGTAAGCGTTTTTAAGCGCAGTTGGGCCTGCGTTAAGGTTTTCGTTGCCCGAGTTGGACCCTTCGCCCAATCTCAATACTATGCCGCTATAAGGATTCATATAGCGGCCTCTACAGCGGCAATAGCCGCATTGAGTGCATCAAGATTAACTTGCGACGGGTCAGCATCGTAAGCGGCCTGGGCGATTGCCTTGCGGTCTTCCAAAGCCTTTATATCCGCCTCGTACATCGTCTGCCAACCGAGCGAAAAAAGAATCTCCAGCGCCTCTTGCAGCGTAAAGGTTGCCCCTGTCAAAGAGCCGTCGAGGATGTTTCGCCGGGGAATCACCTTAGTCATATCCGACGTGTCTACGGCACACGAACCAGACGCATTGGTCATGAGTTTGTCCATGATTTTGTCGTGTGTCACGTATTCCTTGCTAAATGTCATGGTAGGCAACCCGTTAAGCGGATTGCTCCCCGAAAAGCCGTTGACGCGCTCTTTTCCAGCTATGTTTGCGGTTTTATAGTCTGTGGGTGATATGTAACCCATACCTAGTCTCCTTTGTTCCGAGTATTGTCAGTAGCCAGCTTGTCATGCTCGGACTCCATCAGCAATATCTCCCCGACACAGAACGCCATCAGCCCACCGTCAGGGGTATCCGCCCACCAGAACGTCGGTATCAGGCTCCGAGGCTCAGGGGCGTATCTGCGCCAGGTGCGGCCCTCATATTCCCATATCATCCCATTAAGCCGGATTCTCGGTGTATGTGATGGTGATGTCTGGGAGTGTGTAAATGCCAGTAGTGGGTTGATTCCCAGTCCCATCATTCGTCACTATTGCCTTCACCTTGATTGCTTTCGTCTGGTCGGCAGAGAGGGCGTCCATATCGGGGAGGTCGGTGCTGGAAAGCGAATCCTTCCACGTGGTTCCCGCATCAACTGAGAATTTCCAGTTGATTTTCGTAGGGTCTTCGTTGGTCATTGCAAGCGAGATAGTGGTGTACTTGAAGGTGGTCGCAATGAGGTATATGTCGAGCACGTTGCTATCCACAGTGCCACCAAGTCCAGTGGTAGTTGCGGATACTGCAATCGGGTCTGTCCCATCCCCCTCCGAGAAGTAATCGTATGTGGGGGCATTATTTTTTGCGAGTTTAAGACTCATGCCGATTCCTTTCTATTAATTGCTTACTTTATTGAAGCATGCCTTCAACTTCCTCTTCCGTGATTGCAAGGCGCTCTGCAATCTCGGCAATTGTGAATGTCCCACTGACACCATATTTCATCGCATTGTATGCGCTGTCCGCATACATCCGGCGTATCTCATTCCTTCGCCGCTCTTTGCGTGAATAATGAAGGTGACTGATGAGCTGATTCCTATTCATGACTTACCTCATATTCTGAACATCACTTCGATGTCTGATGAGTAGATGATTCCCGTGTCGGTCGATATCGGCGAGGGGCTCTTGTTGACTATCACGCCGCCTATCACGTAGGAGTTCCCTACTCCATCCGATATGGTTGTCCCTTCCAGCGCCACTATTGCCTCGACGACGCTAGAGAGGAGTGAGAAGCCTTTCTCCGCATCGTAGCCAATAGCGACTGCATCCATTGCTAGACGGTTGATTATGGGAATCTCATGGTAGGGATAGATGTTGCCGGAAATCACCACGCACGCCTGCTCCCTTGCTTTCGAGATGAAGGCGCTCTGTCCCTTCACAAGCTCTGGGAGGGCGCTCACTATGCTGTTGAGTATTGCTTTAAGAATCACTGAGCACCCTCCTTATCACTGCGTTTGCGTGCGAGTAGATGGCAAGTCTGCTCTCGTTCACTGCACGTGTCATGAATTTGCGCCCAACCTGCTTCCCAGTCGCAGCCTGCTTCTGTCGTGAGAGTGGGCCGATGCTGTAGTAGCTGTCATGGATGATTTCTTGATATTCCTTCGATGGCCCATTGGGGTCGAGATATAGCGCAGCCTCGTATGATGTTCCGCTTACGAGAGTTGAAGATTTGATGTCCTTCTCCAAATCCCCCTCGTCAATGGGACATCTCGCCCTCGCCTCCTCTTCCAGCTTCTTCGCGGCCCAATCCATGATTTCCAGCTTTATCGCCAGCTTCATGCTGCGCTCTATGCGGCGGAGCTTTGTGAACCAGCGATTAAGGTCGGCTTGGAAGATTTCACCCCGCACCTCAAACACCGTCTATCTCCTTCAGACTGATTTCGTAGTACTTAGGCTTCCCGCTGAAGCTGAAGATAGGCTCTATCCGCACGACATCGAAGAGCACATCGCCGTAGCGGAAAGAAAGCGTCTGGTCAGACATGAACTGCACGAAGGGGGCAAACTCCCGATGCCGCGTGATTATCTTCAGCGAGTAATCTTTTGCGAACTGGGAGAGTGAGGAGAGTTTCGATGGGGTATCCCCACGTTTGGCTATGTCGCGCACGCGCTCCAAGATGTTGCACTTGATGATGCTCTCTGATGTCGATGCCAGCTCGCCAAACTGATTGTATGTTCCGAATACTGCTGTGATTTTCGAGTTGAATTGCATGTCATGCCTCGTAGGGAATCAGGTAGTGCGAGCAGCGCGGGTGAAAGAGTTCGCCCTCGCGGGAGCCGCCGCGCAGGAATTCTCCGATGTAGGGGTGCTCGCCCCCTTCAGTAAGGCTCACGGTCATCCCAGAGAGCTTGTCACACGAGTATCCACTGTCAGAATCGGAGAGTCTCGCGAGAGTGATTCCCCTATCGGCAGCAACACCTAAGAAGGTGTCAAGCGAAGCGCTCACAAGTGTCGTATTGGTGAGTATCCAGAGATAGTTGCTTCCCAGCCACTTTCGACCTGCGCTATCCATGAAGAGCATCTTGGGCTCGTTTGCGAGAATTTCCGGAAGGAGTGCGCGTTGTGCATCCCCCTTGCTCGTTCCGTCAAAAGATGCTTTGCGCTGTATGGCGATGAAATCCATCTGTAGGAGCTTCTTCATGTCAATCTTCACGCGCATGATATAGTTGTCGAGGTACATCCCCAGCATCTCATCGCTGTGGGCGAGAACATGCTTCACAATGGTGCTCTCAGGCGCTCCATTTCCCCCTGCAAGGGACTTTTCGGATTGGAGGGATACTTCGTACACTCCATCCATGATAATGTCGTGTACGTCTTCCCTGTATGTGGCGAGAATAGAGCTGATGGTTTTGAGCAACGCTCTTTGTTTGCCTATTGTTGCGTAATTGTTTTCCTGCCGAGCTTTCTGGATAACCCTGAAGAGCTTATCTGATGTTGCATCATGGACACTCTTCACGCGAGAGGTGGCTTTGCGAATTGACTGATTTATAGCCATTTATACCTCCTTTCGCGTATACCCATGTATAATTAGGCAATAGTCTGGGGATTGGCTTTCCAATCCCCATTCCATTACTGTTGAGCTTTGGGCTTCGGCCCCGGCTTCTTCCGCTCCTGTGCGGGAGTCTCCTCGACCTTCTCCTCAGAACTCTCTTCCTCGACCTTCTCTTCGGGAATCTCCTCGACACCCTCGCCAGAATCTTCAAGAATGGGGGTCGTAGGAATTGAGTCCTCTTCTGTCACTTCGGCAGCTTTCTCAGCAGCTTCCTGTGCGGCAACTATACCCATAGCATCGCCACGCTGACGCCGAGCTCTATTGAATGATGCAAGACCCATCTCTTACTCCTTCTTAGGATACAGTCTCCACGCTCGTAGCGACGAGTACACTCGCGCCGAGAATGGTCTGTGCGGAAGCTGTGAACGTGTTAGTCTCCCCAGCAATGTGCGACCCAACCTTGGTGAGTTCTGCATGACCAATGCCATTCACAATCTTCAGCGAAGTGGTGAAGGCAGCTCCCGTGTTCTTGTCTACGCCGGTAAGCGTGCCGCTGGTGGAGGTTTCAGAAAGGGCGACCGTAATCGTCCCATTGAACCACTCATGGACATTCCCGATGGCATCAGTGAGCTTCACAATCACGCCTCGCTTTGCGCCAGCACCAGCGGAAGCTGCCGGAGTGGTGAGCGTAGCGGGCGATACCACAAACTTCAGGTCAGTTGCGCCATTGGCGACAACCTTTTGAAAGAGCTGAACCATGAGGGCATCCCGATTACACTTTGCAGTTTCCGGATGATGCGTCTGATGCAGCTTGTATGTGTCCTTCTTGGTTTTTCCCATTTCTCTCTCTCCCTATGAAAAAAGTGGGGCGTGTTTCCACGCCCCAATTTCATTTCATTGCATTTTAGCCGTTGGTTTTCAGGGCGACGATACGGATGTTCTTCTGCTCGTAGACCCGGTTCCAGTTGGCAGCCAGCGCAAGGTCGGCGTTGGCGGGAGAGGTTCCGTTCACCTGACCAGCGGTCTGGGTGTACGGAGTGGTGTCAGCGGAAATGGTGTTCTCCATCCACCGAATGCCGCGCGGGTGGAGGATGAAGTGCCGACGGTTGATGAGGTAATCCTCGCCAGCCAGCGAATCCCGGTCGGTTTCGATGGGAACCGGAGCATTGCCTTCGCCGCGACCAATAGCGCCAGCGCCGAAGAGGTAGGTGGTGTAGATGTAGCCGTTGGTGGCATTGGCGCCATTGGCATACACCTTCGGGCAGCCGTCATCGACGATGACGCGGAGGCCGAGGTAGTACGGAATCTTCACCTTCCCATCGGAATCAGGAACCATCTCGATGAGGTTGAGCTTCTGAAGCCGAGTGAAGGGGGTGGAGTGCATCATGATGGCGGTCAGCTTGTCAGCCGCATCACCCAGCTTCACTTTGGCGTCGAGGATTTGGTCCGGGCCGATGAGCGCGGTGGTCGGGATGGAAGCGGCGGCCACGTTGGTCACGGCGATGTTGCTGATGAGGTCGCTGGAATCGTTGGCGGCGTTGTCGGCGAAGACACCATCCAGCACGTTGGTCAGGATTACTTGCTCCCTGCGGTTCCAGTAGTCAGCAACGAGGTCGGCGATAGCGCCGAGCGGGTCTGCCCCAGAGAGGGCTTTCGAGAGGTCGGAAGCACCCCAAGCCTTGCCCCTCATGAGCAGACGGGCAACGTCTTTGCCAGAGGTGATTTTGTTGACGCCGAGAGCCTCGACATCGGAGATGCGGTCATCATCCCCGCTCAGGTCTTTGAAGAACGGCATATTGATGAGCATGCCGCCAGTCTGGGCGAGCGTATCCAGCTCGGGGTCGGGAACAACGATGCCGGACTTGATGAGCTCGCTCTTCTCAGCGGTACGCTCGATAAAGTACGGCTTCCACACTTCGTGGAGTTCCTCTTCTCCAGAGATGATGTCAGACAGTTTGGTAATTGCCATTTCTTACTCCCTTTCAATTAAGTGGTTACTTCTTGCGTTGTGATTATTGAATGCCAGCTTCAGCTTTGAGCCGATTTGCCAGCTCCCGATTGGTGCGCAGAATTTGTGCTTGGAGCGTCAGGTTGAAGGTTTCCTTCTTCCACGGGTTCTTGATGTTGGAGCCATTGAAGGCGTAGGTAGTCTTGCTCCCTGCGCCAGCATTGCCGCCAGCAAAGAGCATGGCGTACTCCTCGGACTGCTTCATCTCTTCCATCAGCTCAAGAATCGTCATCGGCTTCCCGGTCTTGATATTGACTCGATGTGTGCCATCGCCATCAATGACGCGGATTGCTTTGCCGACGCCATCAATCTCTTCAATTTTGACCTGTGACATCACTGCCATTTCGACGAGCTTGGGATTGAGCGCTTTCGCCACAGAAGCCGCATTTGCAATCTCATTGCAAATGATGGTCTTCTGAAGCTCGCTCTTCAGTTGTGCAATCTCCACTTCCAGAGCGGATTGCTTTTCCGTGGCTTTGGAAAGTTCCTTCTGATGCTCCTCTACGAGCTTGGTGCGCAGTTTCTCGAAGTCTCCCTCTTTGGTGAGCTTCTCACGCTCAAGCGCCTCTTGCGCCTCTTTGAGCTTGCGATACTCCTCCGGGTCGATGCCATCGAATGCGGCAAGCTTTGCTTCAAGTTCCTTCTTTTGGGTGCGGTACTTGGCAGACTCGCTGCGAAGCGTCTTCACGTAATCTTCGCCGTAAGTCTTATCGTCGCTTCCGCCCTCTGCTGCTTCCTTCGCTACCAGAGCGTCGAGTTCTGCTTTTTCTTCTTCGGTAATGGTTGCGCCCTTGGCTCTCAAAGCCGCAAGGCGAGCCTTCTCTTCTGCCGTCATGCACTATCTCCTTGATGGCGAGCCCTGCTCGCTTATGGTGTAATTGGTAACGGGAGCCAGAATCGAACTGGCGTAAGGGAGCCTATGAAACTCCTGGGTGAACCATTACCCTATCCCGCTAAAAGAAAAGCCCACCTTGTCCTTGCGGAGCGGGTGGGCGTTGTTGACGAATGGCAGACTATTCTAACCAAACCGGACTGCCAGCGTGGGCCTGAATCAATGACGTAGAGTACAGGCTCCTCCCTCTTTTGCGGCTCAGGTCGCTCATCTCACGATGCCCTCAGTGACCGCTACTCAATCCGAAAAGTGCGCATCATCCATCATCTCTGGGAGAGGCGTTCGGGTCAAATCTCATTCTATCCATACATAGTAATTATACGATTGGCAAACAGTGAGTTACTGTTGACCAAATGTAAGATGTGGATTTTCCGCAAGAACTTGGTGTAGTGCAGCTCCAAGAACTGTTATTTTGTTGTGCTCCAATTCAAGCTCGTAATGGTAGTTGATAGCCTCGATGATTTCGTGAACAAGAGCTTCCTCCTGTGCCGAAACTGGGATGGCGTCATCGATTTCGATTTCGAGCGCTTGGGTTCTGCATGTCCCGGCTGTTCCCTCCCGCAGAAAGAGCGGCTTCTGGGAAACCTTGTACTCGTGGCTGGCAATCTTCACGTAGAAAACATCCTCATCCTCATCCTTCTTTTTCTTGGACATTATGGCCTCTCCGCCTTTTGTTTGGATTGTGTTCTGGTGGGTGTCGGATAATCTGACTGCTTGGGATTGGACACTCTATCGCGCGAGCGCGGGGCATTTGCCGGTCTTTGGTCAATGTTGTCCTTGAGTGCATCATCCATCATCATCGTCTTATCCCTGCCCTCATCAATCTCCTTCTCAATCTCCTTGACGAGCTCCTTGGGAGCATGGGGAAGCGCCTTCCCAGCAATGTTTTTGTAAAGCGCCTTGTTGAGCGCATCGGAAACTTCGAGCAGCGTCACGCGCTCGGCAATGTTGAGCTCATCCACAAGGCCGCGCGTATCGAATTCATCGGGATAGGAAACCTCGATATCCGGCTTCCCAGAAAGTCCGAGCCACTTGTTTACAACCTTGAAAAGCCGCTCCTCTGCCGCTTCGAGATTATCCGCTTTATTTGCGAGCAGCTTGTTAAGCTTGTCGAAGTCGTACGCTTTGGCTACTCCCGTGGTCTGCTTGACTTCAGTGGCAATCTCCCCTTGTAGTCCCAGTGATGCGTACAGTTGCTTCACCTGAACCTGAATCATGTTGAGGATGAATTCAGCCTGTGAAGCATCGGGGGAGATGAACTGGGGAGGAACGCCAGCTTGCATGGAGTAGAGGAGGACTCTGTTGGTCGCAAGCGCCATGAATTGCTCCCGAAGCTCCTTGTCCTCAATCACAGCCGACATCATCCCCTCAATCGGGAAGATGAGCTGCGAGAATGTCTGGTCGCAGACGATAGTATCGAGCCTTGACCAGTTGTTGAATATCGCCCTGTCCAGATAGGCGATGTCCGCAATCAGCGATTGTCCCGAGTAGACCGTCCTTCGCTCATGGTCTACGGGGATGATGGGAACGATATCAATCCCTGTCTCCCCAGAATCAACCTCTTTCCCGCCCTCATCATAGAGGGACCACTTCCCCTTCTCCCACAATCTGTAGCGTGGCTTGAGCACGCTCTCTGCGGTAAAGATGGATTCCTCGCCACGACGCTCCTGCTCGCGCACCAGAGCCCAGCGAACCACGCCGAATTCATCGATGCTGATGTCCAGCATATCCTGCGGATAGACGATGTAGATGTAGGGCGTGGTCTTCAGGTTATCCGCCTGCGTTCCGGTACGCTCCTCTTCAGGGAGCGCCTTCTTGTCGCAGACGATGTAGACTCTTCCCAGTACAGAGGAGAACTGGGAGACTTCCTTCATCACGTGGTCGAGGGAATTCCCCTTTCCGTCCGCATCTTCGATGAAGCGCTCCAATCTCTCGTTCTTTGTCCTCCTGATGGGCGCTTCCTTGAAGAGATACGAGTTGATGAGGTCTACTACGCGGCGTGAGTGATTCTCCCGATAGGAGCGAGCGACTCGCGAATTGAATTCTTCCTGCCCCTCCTTGAAATAACGAAAGAGATTTGCCGCTGTGTATGCTTCGCCACCGTGGTAACTTAGGAGGAAGAAGTCCCAAATGCTTGAAATTCCGTTGTATTCTGGATGCCTGTGGGAGATGACATCCTTATTTGTCTCATCCGCCCCTCCCACCTTATTGATGTCTGCCATCTATCAATCCCTCTCGTTGAAGTGCGGACACTCCCAAATGGGCGTGACGATGCTGTGCTTCACACAATTCTCGAAAACATCCTTCACTATGTGGCAAAAGCCGAACTTATCGCACGCATAGCACAGGCAGTATTCGCGATGTTTCCCTTTCAGCTCGCTCCCCACGACCACTTCCTTGCCGTGATGAACGTACTTCTCGTATTCCATCTAACTCTCCTTTCTATTAACCTCTTACTTATAGTTGAAACCAGCGACAACAGTATTCCCCCGCTTGTAAAAGTGGCTGAAAAGGCCGTATCTGACCATATCGCAAGCGTGGTCACGCTCCTTCACGGGCTTATCCTCCCCTTTCCGCTGTGCTTTCTCGTCCCAGATGTAGCCTTGGAGCTCTTCCTGCGTCATGATGCACTTCGTATCCATCTTGAAGAGGTCATTTCTGAGCATGTCGCCCACGAAACGTATCCCATCAATGACTGCGTTCTTCGCCTCACAGACGTAGATGCCCCTTTTCTTGACCTCAGTGATGAAGGAGAGCGCCGAGGGGTCGATGTAGACCGCGATTTTCCCCCTCAGTGGGCCGATGAAGTCGAGAAGGTCATCTGCATACTCGCTATCAGTCTTCTGCCTACCCGTCTTCCTGCCATCGTAGTAATACTCCTTCAACAGGTATACGGGCGGGGCATCCCCACGGTGCGCGAAAAGGCCGAATACCGTGGCATTGGCTGTCCCATAATCGATGGCAACGAAGTACTTGATGGGCTTCTGTGCTGGCATACCGACCAATTTCCGCGCGGGATTCTGGTTGGTGAGCCCATCGATGTTCACTGGGAGAGCTTGGGTTACGTCAATCACATGGCGTGATGTATCAAACATATCGTAGATAGCGCCCTCAGCCTGAACCCACAGCCCTTCGATGAAGCGCTTGTACCATAGTCCGGTGTACTCCTTCTTCAGGTTGGCGACGTAGCGCGGGTCGAGCGCCGGGTTATCGGGGAGCGTGAAGTGGAAGACGCTGATATCCAAATCCCCAGTCCGGTCGATGTAGTCCTTCTTCAGGTAGTGGTAGGGCGAATCGGGGTTTGTCGTTCCGAAGAACTTCGCGCCCCGGACTGATAGACGCGACAGCAGCATCGTCCAGAAGCTCTCCGGCCAGAGGGAAACCTCATCGCCGTAAGCGCCCGCCATCGTGCGCCCCCGAATCTTGTCCTGCGCACGCTCATCGTTCGCGCCAATTACCTCAATCATCATGTCCTTGAAGTAGAATTCCCCAGTTCCCCGGTTAAACTTGCACACGCCGGGGAAGAAATCCATGATGGGGTCGAGGATGTTCCGCTGGATACTTGTCTGCGTCTTCCCTATCATGGCGAACGTGCCGCCCTGGGGAGGATTGTTCCGCAGGAACTCAAGCCACCTAAAGATACTAGCTATCGTCTTCCCGCTCCGTACCGCGCCCTCCCAGATGTTGATGCGCGATGTACTCTGGACGATGCTCATCAACTGCTTCTCCGATAGGTTCTCAAAAGGGAAGCCAGCCATTACGACTCCTTGCAGCTATCCAAGACTTCGCTCTCCTGTAGCTCCAAGCCTCCGCGCTCAATCCTGTCCCTGTCATACGCATGCTCAAGGTCATCCGGGTTTGTCTGGCTGGGAAGCTCATCGACTAACCCGCCATCGATACCCTCCTCATTCTCCACGGGTAGCTCCTCATAATCGTCAATGTCATCTGAGGCTTCTATCTCATCCGTTTTGTGCGCAATCCCCTTCTCGCCGCGCATCTTCTCGATAGCCTGCGTGAATTTATCAAACGCATCCTTCTCGTCGTCCCAATTTATCTTGTCCATCCCCAGCGCAACGCGCTCGCCATCGACAGCATTCTTAATCGTCTGGGACAGGACGTTCAGTTGGTAAATCTCCCTGTTGATATTCGACCTACTCGCCGCAGGGAGCTTAGAGTTCTTCTCAACCTCCTGCACAAACTTCAAGCCAAGCTGCTGGATGTAACGGAACAGCTTATAGTGGTTGCCAATAGCCTGTTTCGCCAACGTCTTGTACGTCGCCCCCAGGTCATCGGTAATCTCCGTACGCGCCTTGTTGATTGCCTCCTTGTTCAGGCTGCCGTGCTCAAGCCAGCCATACTTCTTAGCTCTATTGCATATCGTCGCCGGATTTATCCCATACTCGCGTGCCAAACCACGTACAGAATCCCCCTTCTCATACCGGCCTTGGATGATGAGCCAGATATGGTTGTTCAACCGCTGCATCTTGCTGGTGCCTGCCATTTATTTGTTTTCCTCCCGTTTACGCCCCAAAACAAAAGGGTTGCCAAATGGTAACTGGCAACCCTTCCCTTCTTAGCAACGTTTTTTCAATCACCTATAACAATTATACGATTGTCACCGAACTGACTTAGTTCAACTACCCGCAAACTGCCGCAATTCAAAACACTTGTCCTACTGTTAGGCAACATTTATGCGTTGCCTTTTTGTCTGGTTTTTACTACCGTAGATGGACTGGGATGATGCGAGGGAGAACAAAGATAGACGAAGAACAGACTACGACGAATGGGGTCAGACTGGTTATTTTCTCGGCACGACGAAGACTGCCGGGGCTTCAAGTTGCTGGACTGCCAGTGGCGAGGATATTCATGCAATAGTTCATATATCCGACTTATTGAATGTATAGGGAAAAGGAAAGGGAAGCTCCAATGAGCTTCCCTTAATGATTACTTTTTCAGCTTGCTTGCGATATCTGCGGGGAAAATTTCGGGGAGCGTGGATTTACTTGCATTCACTACACGCTTGCACTCCGTGCACATCCATACATCATGCACATTAGAATCCACTTGTATCATCACACGATTCCAGCGTGTGCGCGTACGCTCTGAAAGCTTGGGAGCAATCTCTTTAAGCTTTTGCAATCCCGCTTTGCTTCCCATTGTAAAGATTGTATCAAGCTCGCTTTCATTCATCCCTTGTGCTTTTGCAGTACAATACACGCAATTATCTTCTAACCCCTTTTTTACTGATACGATTTTAATCTCTTTGATTTTTTCATTTTGCTTCCGATTCTTTGCGCTCATGATAATCCCCTTTCGCTGCTGAATTTCGATGCAATGCATCGTATGTGATATGGAGGATTATATCAAGCACTTCATAGATTGCAAGCGAATATTTCACTTTTTTGATTTTATCCGAAAATATTTCTATTCAGTGCTGAATGTATCTAAAATCCCCTGTAATCCATTTCAAGGGAAAGGAAAGGGGATACACGAATAAGGAAAGAAAATCGATTCTAGGGGATTCTAGGGGGATTCTATGCTATGATTTGGGATAGCATCACGCTACACTATCCCATGCAATAGCATGCAGGATATTATGGGATTCTAATGAGATATCGAGATAGTATCATTAGAGCATCCTAATATGTGTATCCTCTAATGATATCTCTTTAATTAGCATCCTCTAATATTCCTTCCCTTCTATATTCGGATTCCTGTATATATGGGATTCAATGTATATGAATTTCGAGAGCCCCTCATGTTCACCCGTCTACGCGCATGGCCATTCAGTTCGGGAGATGGACTTGGACGAAGACTAAGCCGGATTATCCCGCCGCCCAAACGTCGATGTCAGCACCAAAACGTCAACTCGGACGCACGCGCGGCCATTCTGTTCCTGAGATGACACAAAAAAGCTGGGATGCCGAAGCATCCCAGCGTGACTGCTTAATACACACTGCGAAGGGGCTTCATCGCCTCATCTTCCCTCTGCATCCGCTTGAGATGTTTCAACTCCTCGTCCAAAAGGAAGAGCGTGTAGGCTGTCGCGGTCGCTTCCGATTGCGTGATTATCACCGCCTCCACATCATCGATGAGCGCTTCCTCGTACTGCTGGAAGCGCTCATCGATGACGCTCTTGAGCGCTCTCATCGCCTTGACTCTCTTCTCGAAAAGCTCTTCCTCTTTCGTGGGCTTCTGCTTCTTCCTCGCTTTCAGATTCCTTGGCATATCCCTTCTCCCTTCCTGTGGATTCGCTCCGAAGAGCGTATATGAGAGATTCTATCAAGCAGTTGATTGATTGTCGAGATGCTATTACGCCCCCGCTGTCGCTTTATCACCTGACTTAAACTGCCATGCTGTCGCGCCGCAATCCTTATGACGTTGATGTTCTTGTCGCATCTGGTGGACGTTGACGTTCTCGTTGACTTGGCTCTATAGACTTGGTCTCGAAACAATACAGCCCCGGACGTCACGGCGCGGGCATGCGCGGCCATTCCATTCTGAACGTCAACTGTTGTGCACACGCGGCCAAACTGGGGAGCCTTTGAACTGTGCTCCCCAGTCTACTGCGCTCGACTCATCACCATTTAGCTGCAATGCCTGCGCTGAAATTCCACCCTACGGCTGAGACTTCCAGTGCTGCCGTAGACCACTGCCAATAGGGACGATACTCTTCGGGGAGCATATGCGTCACCAATACGTGACCCAGAGCGCTACCCAAACATATCAAATCCACCTTATCGGAATGGGGATGGGAGCCGAGGATGGGGTTATACTCTTGGAAGCGGTCGGGGTGACGTGCGATGTTCCGAGTCTGCATCCAATCGATTGCCAGCGCTCCGAGATACACACCCTCAAGGGCGTAATTCCCAGCAGTCCACTTATCCGCAGCCTCCGCGCTGCTCGCCATCATCACCAATATTAGAACTATCACCAATCGTTTCATTTCATTACCCTCATTGTCTTCCTGAGCTCTACATTCTCGTAGCCATCCCTTCTGAGCTTATTTGCCACCATCTCAGCCCGGAGCTCCGTGAAGTAGCAGTTGTAGTAGCGCCCATCAATCAGAACCTCATACATCTTTCACCTCCTTGGGGAATCTCGATAAGGAACCATCTGCCGCCATGCTTCCCTCGGACTGGGAAGTAGTGCTCGCCGATACACTCCTGCTTCCCCACCTCTCCGCACACAGGACAGGGCTGACACTTGCACATCGTCCTATCTTCCCCGCACAGTTCGCACTCCTCGTAATCGTCGTATCCGCTCATGACTGCCTCCTCTTAGCCCGGTCCTTTTCGACCCGGTTCTCGCCTATTACGAGTGCGATGCAGTAGCCCAAGATGATGATTCCGCCCAGCGTGACTGCTTCCATGACTTCCTCCCCTTTGCTCTTTCGAGCATATCGTGATATGTGAGGATAGTATATCAAGTAGTTAATAGAATGGCTAGATGCTATTCAACGCAGTACGTCACTTTTCGACTGGGATGACTTAAAGTGACAGCCTCGCGCGCGCGTTTATAATCTCTTATAGAAGTTTTGCCCAATCGTATAATTCGAATAGGGATGAGAATTGGACGATGGGCCGCGACCGCAGGGAGCGCCTTTCAACATAGCTATACCTAGCTTCTGGTAGCTTCAGTCTGCTAGTCATAGCTAATTGACGCGCCCAGAAGTCCGTCTAGTGACCTAGATTAAGAACAATCCCACCACATTCCCAGCCTACGCAACACTCTCCAATGTAGCGAATGTTTATGTTTGTTTACCTACTTGTCACAGCATTTCAGTCAGAATTGGCTCCGCCCAGAACTCTGAAGAAGCGCCTGCCGCCATAACATTGATGCCTTGTGAAACATTTTATCAAAACTTCGACGTCATCTCGCTAGGGGTCTAACCATTGCCAAAGCCTTGACTAGAGCGAATTCCTAAAAAACCGCCTGTGAAACATTTTTCGTGTTTTTCTATCAAAACTCACCTCCCGGAGCCGGACGTCACAGTTGCGTCACGTTCGCGCGGCCATTCAGTCCCAATCATAAACCGGCAGACGTTGACGTCCACAGTTGCCGTCCCGTAGACGCAGCCATTCAGTCTCCAAACTCCCGGCTCCGTATTTGACATCTGAGGCGCTTTGGCTCTCTACTAAGGCGAGGATTAGGGTTTCCTGCTTAAAGTCGATTCTAGGGGCCATAGCGTTCGCGGAATAGCCATCCCAGACCCAAGAAAAAGGGCGGGAATGAAGCTCCCACCCTCAGTGACCTACTGGGATGTGTGGATGCTACTCGGCAGCGGGCTCCTCCTCGGTCTCATCGACCTTAGTGAACAGCTCCTTCATCGCCGCATCGGACGGGAGCGTACTCTTGCCCGTGGGGACTGCCCTGCCGCAGCACGTGCAGCGCCAGAACTCGTGATGCGTTTCCCCTTCCCGCACCTCGACGCGATTCCACCGCGTAGCGACGCGGGATTCGAGCTTCGGGGCAATCTCGCGGACCTTCGCGAGTGCTGCCTTTGCGGTGAGCTTCAGGAAATCGCCCTCAAGACCGAGAGCCTTCCGTGTGCATTCGACGCACACATCGCGGAGCCCCTTCTTGCTCTTGACGAGCTCGACCTTTGCTGCCTCTTCCTTCTTGACTTGATTTTTTTCCATGACCTGCTCCTTTCGTGAATCCTCGTGAAGTGATTTACTATGATGCTATTCTATCAAGTAGTTGATATAATGTCACTCGCTATTACACCGCTAGCGTCATTATCTTGCCTAGGAGTTGACTTGGCTTGATTGACTGGGAAGCTGACGGGACTCTAGCGTTGCTGGTTGTGGCCAGCCGCCTCAACGTTGATGTCCTGTCCTTGTCTTGTCCTGCGACCGTGACGTCCATTGTTAGTCCTGAAGGACGCGCTCCTAGTCACTCCCGTCAGTTGGCGGACGTTTACCCGTCAACGCGCATGGCCATTCTCGTTTCCACCTAGACGTTGCCGTTGACGCACATGGCCATTCAGTTGGGTGACATGCGGGAGAGGACGGGAGGGGCTGGG